ACATACCATGCAAGACCCTCAAAACAATACGGAGAAGAAGGATGCCAACGGAGAGGCATTGCCACGTGTGTCTGTGTTGAAGGGTGAGAAATCGTTTCCTGGTGCGCCCATAATGGCTGCATGTTAAATATCTCTTTGGCAAGAGATTAGACTAGGTTCCAATGGTCTACTTCCAACCGACTTACCTTGAGAGGAAACTCGTATGGGGAGTGTAGCATGTCGGTAACGTAGATAAGCAACTAACTGCTATGTTGTATTAGGTCTGCAAGGAAGAAGGATAGTCATGAGGATAAAGCCTGATTGGTTGAATGATAGTTCAGTGACCCACGATTCGGTGGTGACGGAAAGCAGTTACAAACGTCACTCCGAGATACTCGACCTTACACTGGGAGAGGAAGAGCAGGAACATATCTCGGCACAATCGCAGTATGCGAGCAAAAGGACGTAAGTCATATCCGACAATCTATCGAGCCAAATAGTTAATATGCATCTAAATGGGGATTGCCTAAGTTAGAAGGCCCTTAAAAGGCTATGAGTTTCAGACTCTGAAAATCTAATATGGCAACGGAGCCTCCGTAGTACTCTGAGCAAGATAACGACTTGTACATGGGGAAGGGAGGCAGTTAATAACTTTAGTACAAACAAAGGAAAATGTGAGAGACATTATGAGAAATCCCGAGCTAGTATTAAATAATCTAGCGGCACATAGCAAACTTTCGGACTACAATTACGAAAGGCTGTACCGTCTACTATTCAATGAAGAGATGTTCTTTATCGCCTATCAACGCATTTATGCGAAACAAGGCAACATGACAGCTGGAACTGATGGCAAAACCATTGACGGCATGAGTCTTCAAAGAATTGAAAGCCTAATAATGAGTCTCAAAAGTGAGGCTTACAAACCAAATCCGGCACGACGTGTCTACATACCCAAGAAGAACGGAGGCAAAAGACCTCTGGGTATTCCATCGGTAGAAGACAAGCTGGTGCAAGAGGTAATCAGAATGATTCTTGAAGCCATATATGAAGGTGCATTCCAAAGCACATCTCATGGCTTCAGACCCCATAAGAGTTGCCACACTGCACTTAAGGATATTCAAATAAACTTCAAAGGAGCGAAGTGGTTCATCGAAGGAGACATCAAAGGCTTCTTCGATAATATAGACCACGAGATTTTGATTGCAATCCTAAGGGAACGCATATCAGACGAACGATTCCTAAGACTAATAAGAAAATTCCTTAAGGCTGGATATATGGAGGATTGGACATATAATAAAACCTTCTCTGGAACTCCTCAAGGAGGTATTATAAGCCCAATTCTGGCAAACATTTATCTTGACAAATTCGACAAGTATATGAAACAATATGCCCAAGAATTTGACAAGGGTGTTAAAAGGCGGACTAACCCAGAATACAATGTATACCGAAATCGGATGACCGCAATCCAACGCAAACTTAAAGTCGCACAGAGTGATACGGAGAGGCAATCGCTTCTTCGTAAGCTCAAAGCCACACGTGCAATCATGGTGACCATCCCATTCGGAATGAGCATGGATGAAAAATACAGAAGATTGAAATATGTGAGATATGCAGACGACTTTCTTATCGGAGTAATCGGCACCAAAGCCGAGTGTGTCAACATAAAAGAGGACATAACCAAATTCATGAAGGAAATCCTACATTTGGAAATGTCCCAAGAAAAGACACTAATCACACACTCCGAAGAGAACGCGCACTTTCTCGGATACGATATCCATGTACAGAAATCAGACTTACTCAAACGAAATGGAAACGGAGACAAAGCAAGAATCCATACGGGAGCCGTTGTTTTGAAAGTCCCCGTAGAGGCAATAAAATCCAAACTAAAAGCCTACAAGGCAGTTGAATTCAAGACTGTAAATGGCAGAGAAGTCTGGTGGCCGATACGAAGGAACAATCTGATAGGAAAACCCGAAGAGGAAATCATAGCCAAAGTCAACTCCGAGATAAGAGGTCTCTACAACTACTATGCGTTTGCACACAACGTGTCACAAGTAATAGGCTCGTTCGGCTATGTCATGACATTCAGTTTCTTCAAAACCCTTGCGGCGAAACACCGCAGTTCCATACGAAAGATAAACAAACGCTATCGCAAAGGTAGCGACTTTGTAGTCAAGTATAAGGATAAGAAGGGTAATGAAAAGTGTATTGTCCTGTACAATGGCGGCTACAAGCGTAAAGCAGAGGCGAACAGATTTGCGAATGTTGATGAACTCAATCACCGCATATACACGCCCCTCCCAACTATGGTTGACAGACTAAAACTGGGTAAATGCGAATTATGTGGCTCTAGCTCAGATTTGGTCATGTACCAAGTTAGAAATCTCAGGCTATTGAAGCCAGACACAAATTGGCATAAACTGATGATTGAGAAGAACCGCAAAACGCTTGCAGTATGTGAAAATTGTTATCAAACGATTCACAGCTATGGCAAATAGATTAATGTTATTAATGGAGAGCCGTATACATGGGAACATGTACGTACGGTTCGGAGGCAGGTCTGCGGAAACCTGCTGCCGAAAGGCAGTAAGGCGCCGCAAACCGAGCCTACTTTTTATAACCACCTTTACCTGCGTTGATAAGGACACCAGGGAACGCATCAAATATGATGACTACCGTCAACTGTCGGAAGAAATGAAAAAGCAGTACAATGTATATCCGAAACTGCAAGTCTATAGAGTTTTCAATGTACAGCAAACCAACTTACAGGAAGCTCGTCCCGAGATGTGGGCAAAGTTGGAAACAGAGTATGTAAAACCGGTGCAGGAACAAGGCGAACAATTCTCATTCGCTCCTATCGATGCAATGATAAAGGACAACCGCTGGATCTGTCCCATCAAATCACAATATGGAGACAATGCATATTTCTCAATCAGTAAGAATATGATTGTAGTGCCAGAGAAGCAACAGTTTGTGGATGGAGAATCGTTCTATGGAACCTTGTTTCATGAGATGGCACACTCGACTGGACATGAGACAGTACTCGACCGTTTCAAACCTACAACATTCGGCTCTTCTGAGTATGCACGTGAGGAATTGGTGGCAGAATTAGGCAGTGCGCTTGTCGCTCAAAGATATGGAATGGCAAAACATATCAAAGAAGACAGTGCTGCTTATTTGAAATCATGGCTGCAGAGTCTGAAGGAGTCTCCACAATTCATCAAGACCACGTTGCTTGATGTGAAAAAAGCGACATCAATCATCAATCAACATATAGATAAGGTGTCACTCGAACTGGAAAATGCGCAAACGGAGGATGTTGCAAAAGAAACAGACCAGAAAGTTGCAGATAATAAAACTGTAGCACCCTATTACGCTTCCGTTGCCTATCTGCAGAGTACCGATGACACAAGTGTATTGGATAGTTTGAAAGACATAGGTGACTATGACCGTCTGCTGCAAGAGGCAAAGGAATATGACCAAGGCGACGCCATAGACTTGGAACATACCTATAAAAGTGCCATGCAGAACCGTGGCGACGATGTATTGGTTGACGATGCCCATTACGCAGTGGTATATAATGGTAGTGTTGGCGGCACCTATGAGGTGATGCGCAAGGTGACAGAGGAAGATGTTCGTGACAGTATTACTCGATACGGATTGCCTTCTGAGGCATCAAAGGATGTAGAGGTGGTGGCAAAGTCGATGATTGCAGAAGACTTTTCTGATTTGTCAAAACGCAAAGCTCCAGTCTTTGAAATGCCAAATGGCGATGTGCTGCATCTGCAGTACGACCGTGAGCACGACAGTTTTGAGGTCGGAACTGTTACCAATGCCGGGTTGGCAGTGCAGCATATTCTCAGCTACGACCACAACTTGTCACTTGCAGACAATATCGAGGACGTGTATAACACGCTTTGTGAGTTGCCAGACTATCAGTTACAAGAGGAAAACGCGGAAGAAGAAAATGTAGCAAAGGCTACGTTCCGCAGATAAGAGAAGTCAGCCGTAGGGAGAAGTTATTGTCCTCTCCTTACGGCTGGCTTTTGTTTGGTCTAAGCGTTGAAAGCGTTACTGAGTGCCGTGTGCAACTGATAGACCATATCCTCAGCAGCGTTCATGTCCGCTACGATGTCGGCTATGTGGTATGGCGCACCGTTATGTCCGTGTCCGTCTTCGCCAATCCACAGGTAGGCTTCGTAATCCGGGTCGTAGTCTTGGTAATAGTCAAAGATATTCTCCAAAAGCACATCGGGGTCGTTGTCAAAAGTGTTGGCAGAGAAAGAGAAATCCTGTCCTTGGGGCGTGAACTTTGCAAAATTGAAAGTGATGCGTAATTCATTCTGTTCCTCGATAGTGACAGCCCAACCTTCTTTCTCGGCTACACTGATAACCATGTCTTGTATATTTTCCATATTGTGATTGTTTTGTGCCGTAGACTGTTTGGGCAGCCTACGGCGGATGTAACAAATTAGTTCTTTTGGGGCTTTGAGTAAAGGCGATGAAGAAAGCTACGCAATTCATTGTCTTGTATGTTCTTCAGTTTGGTTGGTGTAAAACCTTTTACCTGACATACATGGAACTTGTCATTAATCCCATACTTGGTGCCATCAATCTCTATTTTCTCCAATTCGTTTGCTGATACATAGCCGTATTCCGTTTCGCACAATCCGCATACAATAGTGAATAACATAAAGTCGTTTCCTTCAGTCTGTCCTTCAAGAACAAACCATCTGATGTTTCCTATAGTAAATACAGCCACACAAATAGCGTCTTTGCCTTTTTCCTCTTGAGAGTAAAGAGGAAAGTTTTTTATTGCCTCCATAAACTGAGACGTAATCAGTTTGTTCGTCATATCAATACTATTTTGCTTGTTCATAAATATTCGGTTCGCTTGTCACGTTGTAGATATAATCACCACAACGTACCAACAATGCGTCCTTGCCATAATAAAGGCTTTTCATGCATTTCACACTGCCTGTCTTGTGGAAATTAGGGAAACGGCAGATGTCAAACCGCTTGCCTTGTTCTTTTGTCAGTCTTTTTACTTTCATATCCGTTTGAATTGAATTTTATTTTCTTCCCTTTGATTGAAGCCTTATCAGCTTCGCTTGTCGGGAACTTGATTTTTCGTGCATTTCTAAACTGCATGACAAGAGTGATAAGGCAAGCAAATGACAAGGAATTGAACGGAATACCCAATATCTTTGATTTGGGAAGGCTGCCGTTCCATTCCGAAGTGCTTAGTCCCAAGGCGATGCTTGACGTTCACTCAATGCAGTAACTTTGCATAGAAAAATGATGGGCTGACAAGTGTAAGTAAACAAAGGAGACAACCACTCCAATAATGTTGCGTGCAATCATTAGGCTATATATAGACAAACAGTTTAATGATTATAAAATGGAAAGAAAAGCAACATTTGTAGCCATCGAGAATGATGGACAGAAGCGAACAATTGAGAATTGGAAGAAGGCAGACATACTGCTATTACTGGAAGCACTGAGAGTAAGAAATCAAGACCTGTATGTATTCATGCAGGATTGTGTCACAAAAGGCTATCGGCAAATGAACCTTGTCGGTATACAGTGTGAGGAACCGCCACCATTGGGGCATTATTGTACAAGTGAGATGAAAACACCAACATTCAAGTCATCATTCAACGATGGACAATTAGATATATTGGTAAAAATGCTCGATGATATGATGGTATTTGCACATCCAATTACACTGACCAAAGAAGTGTTGGGGGCATTCTTCAAATGTGAGCAGACAGAATTGAAAGTGCGTAACCTGCGGTTGTTGTGTGCAGTAATGCAAGCCTTGTCCAATTACGGACATATCGGAAAGAATTGGCAAGCTCCAATATACAAGCACAAGTTGCTTTGGGCATATAAAAAAGAGGGATATGTCAACAGAAGTGATTTGACTACAGCAAACCATGCCATAAACAATGTTTTGATGGATGAGCGTGTGAAGACAATAATAAAAACGGTCAAAAGTCTATGAGTAGCAAAATGCGAAAAGTACTGACATGTCAGTGTGAGCATGAAGCCACTTCAACTCACAGCCGTACCTTTGCAGTGGTTTCAAGAAAGCCGCTAAACAATCGCAATTTATCACATATCAAAACTTTCGAAATGAATAAAACAAGTACATTTCTCGTTGCAGGAGCTATGTTTGCTGCAATGACATCGTGTTCTGAGAGTGACGTGTATCTATGTGGATGCAACGCAGACAAGGAGCAGTGCCAGTTGAGTATCAGTGAAGTGAACAAAGAGGGGTATCGTCTTACTCGGACAGCTACGGAAAAAGAATCCTTCGTAGACGGTGATGCTTTAGGCGTGTGGGTAGACGACATCGTTAATGAAACCTACAATGGTAGTGTCTACTCCAATATCAAAGTGACAAAAGGCACCAACGGATGGACATTCCTGAACAATGTAGCCTTGACAAGCAGCAAGGCACGTGTGTATGCAATTTATCCGTATAACGAGAAAATGCAAGACAAGAAGGTGACTCTGTCTGTAGATGACGATACCGACTATCTTTATGATGTAGTCTCCAATGCCTCAAACACCAATCCTACCGTGCAGTTGACAATGAAGCACATCCGTTCCAAACTCATTGTAAAAGTGAAGAGGGGCGACTACACAGGCGATGGCGTCATTACAGCAGGAACAGTCTCTGGTTCCTCGATGATGCTGAATGGTAGTTTCGATGTGAAAACAGAAAAGTTTCAGTCAACAGAAGGGTCAGGAACTCTAAATTTTACTGGAACAGTCACAGGAGAAGGAACGTTGGAAGATCAGTGGTTCGTATTCAGCAAGTTCGGTGGTTCAGCCTCTAAACTGTCATTCAATCTCACCATTGACGGTATAAAATACCCGACAGCACAATCAACAGAAGGCGTGATATTTGAGAAAGGTAAAAAATACATCTACACACTGACAATCAGCAACCACAAGGTGGAAGTCTCCAAAGTGGATATTGAACCATGGGCAGACGGTAAGGACGAGGATGTGACCATAACAGATTAACGCTTGATGGATGAAGAGTATATTATCGCGATTATCGTCATTGTCTGCTATCTATCTGTAAGGATAGCTTACTGGTGGGGCAAGCGTTGGAAAACAAAAGCCACACATGCCTATATGATAATCGGACAACGTGGTGCCAGCATTGAGGAATGCGAGTGGGGCTATCGTAATGCCCTACTCGCAGGAGAACAAAAAGCAATGATGTTCTATGCTTGTGCCGCCATACGTAAGTTCATGGACGAGCAACCCCTGACACCCAATGCGTTTGAAAATGGTCTTGGCGAAACAATTCCATTCGTATTCTATGACTATTATCTACCTATGAGAATAAGGAATTTTGGGACAGAAGACCAAAGGGAATTGTCTTGGCTTGTCAATGAGTTCAAAGAAGGTAAAAGAGACGCTTCGGAATACTATCTGACAGCCATTGCCAAGCTCGGATTGAGTGGAAACCTGACAATTCTGTTTATGCCATGCAGTAATGAGCGGAACTATTATTTGCGTTTCTGCTCTCTGGCGAAGCAACTCGGTCGTTACCGTGAGCTGACACCAGAAATGTACAGCATGACATATATAGCGCATAGAAAGAGCAAGCATAAAAGTATGGATAGGTCGAAAATATCAGTAACCTCCAACATCGTGGTGGATGCCAATGTGGTGGGCAAACGCAATTGTGTACTGATAGACGATGTCTGTACTACAGGAGACTCAATACGGACACATATAGCAGAACTGCAAGCTTATGGCGTTCGTGTTGTGGGAGTCGTATGTTTAGGTAGAACAGCTCGCATCCCAAATCGCGATAAGATAATGAAACAAGCAAAGAAGGACCGCAATCAAAATTTTGAGACATGAACAACTTGACGATTATCGGACGGCTTGGTGCAGAGCCTGTCGTTCGAACAACAAAAGAAACAACAGTTGCCCGTATATCACTCGGAGTCAACCATAAAAAAGACAAGGTGGAAGAAACAGAATGGCTTGAAGTCATACTGTGGAACAATCTCGCATTAGTAGCCCAACAGTATTACCATACAGGTGATAAGGTATACGTGAAAGGACATTTGTCATCAAACTCCTATGAGGACAAAGAAGGCGTAACGCACAATGTCACCCAGATTGTGGCTGACGACATTGAAAAACTGAGTACAGCCAAAAGGAATATTCAAGAACAAAGCAAGTAAAACAGACATGGGAGTTAACAAGGTAAATCTTGTGGGAAGATTGGGCAAAGACCCAGATTTTCACTATGTAGACAAAGCCACCACAGTGTCACGTCTACGTGTAGCGGTAAAGGATTGTGACTATGATATAAATGGCGACAAAGGCAAATACACGACATGGGTTAATGTCGTGGTACGGAACAGGTTGGCATATGTTGCAAAGAATCGACTCTATAAAGGAGCTGTTGTTGCTGTTGAAGGCAGAGTGGTCAACCACAGCTATGTGGACAAGAATGGCAACAAGCAATATATGTTGGAAGTGGAAGCCAGTTGCCTTGAATGTCTGAGTGGCAAGAAGTCAGCTGATACAAAATCGGGTGAGTCTGATTCAAATATTACAAAGGTAGAGTTGGAAAATGTCTTAGGTTCCATTGAAGAGAAAGGCACTTATGAGACATTCGGCAATATAGCCATAGAACGTTCTCCTATTGAACTCGATGAACCTGATGCACAAGGAGAATTGTCCATCAATGATGTTGGAATGCCCAAGAAACGTGGTCGCAAGAAGAAAGCAGATACATTTCCAGAATAAAGTATAAGATAAAATCCAAGATGCAGACTTGTTCATACCGCATCTTGGATTTTGCGGTTATTCGGGTTGTAAAAGCCACTCTTTCCAATCCATTTCGTCAATGGTTAAATCGTCCAATTCCCAATCGTATTCCAATTCGGGCATCGGTTCTTGTGAATATGGAAAATGTATCGTGTAGCCGATTTGCCCATAAGAGGCGTGTAAGGGTGTCACACACAATTCCTTCCCAAAATAGTTCTGCGGAGTCAGATATTTATCCCAAGCAAAGCGTTCTGCCTTGATATTACGGCATAAACGGTTTATGTACTGTTCTGTTGTCATTGCTATTGGTTTTAATTTGGTATTGAATGCCAACCATAATGAGGTCGGCTTCCAACACGAATTTATTATGCAGTCATTCTTTCCATGACCAGTCCGACATTCTTTTGTACAAGATTGATAATGGCATCGTGATAGGGAGAATTGCCATTGCAAATACCACGAGACTGTAACACTTTGAATGTTTCAAGGCTCAATTCCACGGTTTCGATGCGCTCTCCGTCAATTCGGGCAGACAAGACAAGTGAGTTCGGTCTCTTATAGTATTTGCATTGTCCTACGCAATGGTGTAAGGCATTTCCTTCTTGGTAATAGGCATCCACGCTATCCAAAACACTTACGACAATAATACCGTCAGTGAAGGACAAGCCAAAGAACTTGCGCTTCATTTCCTCAAATGCCGCCTCGTCAGCCATTGCTGCTATTCGTTGCCGTTCTCTTTCTTCTCGCTCTTTAATGGCATTTAGCCTCGCACGTACCTTGTCATGCTCCTTTTTAAGATTTGTAGGACATACATAATGTGCGTTATGAATGTCATTTCCGTTTCTCGCCAACATACGGATATAGTCCACCCACATTTGAATATCTGTTATATGGTAGCCATTGCGTAATACGATTTTGTATGATGCCCAACAGAAATTCAAATCATCCTTATGCATAACGAAATGACGCAATGCTGTTATATCATTCACTTTCAACAAGGTTTCAATTCTGCTATCCGTCAGTAAGGCAGACATTAATCTTTGAGGAGCAATGCCAAAAAATGAATTTTTCAGTCCGTTACGGCTTAACTTTGGTATTACCTTGCACTTGGGATAGGTATAGCAATCAGCGATATAAAGATATGCTTCCTTGTGTTGCCGTAGTTCAAGTTCGCTATTCCAAGCGAAACTGTCCATATAGCATCCCATTGTGCGTCTTAGACCTGTTACTTCCGTATTGCCTTTTTCATCAATCCATACCCTTGCCACTTCCATGAGTGATTGCGTAGGCTTCTTTTTCTTGTGGAATGTCACATCAAACCGAAAGACACGCTGCAACTGCAAGTCATCTTGTATGTCAATCACAGAGAAATATATCTTTTCCTTGTAATTTCTTCTGAGTGTGTTCTTGATTTCCAATGTTGTATGACAATGAGGACAACGGCAATTTTTATTATTACTATCGTTCTGCCATTGGTGACCGCAGTCCATACAGGTAGTAAATCCACTTGGAGTACGGAAAGCCATGTGTTCTACGCAATGTTTGAAAGCCCAATCCACTGGTTTCTGTCCGATAGACTGTAACTGCCCATTGGCAGCCACGACCTTGTATTCTAATTTTGTTTTCGGTTTCATACGCTTAAAAGTCAAATAGTGAGGGAGTTGTTATTTCGGGTTGCGCTTTGGGTGTCTTCGGTTTGTTGGTACGCTTCTGCATCTTTCGCAGTTGCTCGGCTTGATATTCTTTCAACGCCTCTTGCCTTGCTTTTGCCTTTTCTTCTTCTGTGAGTTCAACGGTATGGTTTACAATCACATTGCAGGCAATAGAGTTGCCGATTTCGATGTCATCTTCATCAAAGAAATGTACGGCAAGAGAATACACCTCCTCGTCGGTAAGTCCCATGCATTTGCTTCTTTTCACCTGGTTTAGGATAAATGTCACACAGTCATCCATGTTCTTGTTCTCTTTGGCATACGACACGGCAAAAAGTTCATCGTTTTGGGCTCTTTCATCCAAATACGCCTTGATTGTCTGTCTGAAATGTTCAGTCGCTTTCATTGTATCAATCTATTTATTGCATTAAACATCAGTTTCTTTTTCTTCCCTTATTTTAAAGCCATTATCAGCTTTGCTTGTCGGGATAGATTTTTCGTGCAATACAGAACGGCGTGAACAAAGGAAAAAAGGCAAGTAAATGGCGAAAGATTTAATGGAATACCCAATATCTTCGATTTGGGAAGGTTGTCGTTAAATCAACCGCACATTAGCACAGCGGTACTTGATGCTTGACTGGACGCAGTAAATTTGCAAAGAAAAACAGAGCGACATGCAAGGCCAATATGGATAAAAGTTCATAAAACAGGCATAAAAAGGTAGAATTTTAGGGTTTGACGTGAACTTTTCACTCCAAACATAGCATATTCTCATAAAAATATAGTAATTTTGTACAAAACAAAAATGGAAAGTTATGTTATACAGGGTTATAATAGACAACTACAAGTCGTTTGCAGAAGAAACGGCATTTGATTTGTTTCCCAATCCTAAAAGGGAAACATTCCCTAATCATGTATATGGTGAGGGTGCTACACCTGTGCTGAAAAGTACGGCTATATACGGTGCCAATGGCGCAGGAAAGTCTAACCTTATAAAAGGTATGCAGTTCATCAAAGAATTTACGACCACGATGAGTACCGGTAAGGACGCACAGAAAATGCGCAATTGGTATCTTAACAACAGATTCAAATTGCCTGTGGAAGATGAGAACAAGCCTATCACGATGGTCGTTGAATTTGAAAACAATTCGCAAGCCTACATCTATTGCATAGAGATAGATATCGATGGCGTAAAGTCAGAGAGTCTGTTGCTTTCCGGATTAGGCAAGAGCAACCATGTCGTTTTTCAGAGAGACAGAGAAAGCGTTGCCTTCAAGAAAGCCAGAGTAGTAGAAAGCATCAAGAAAATTCTTGAAAGACAAATTGCCGATAATCCGTTTGGATCTGTACTTGCTATAAATGGTGTACTGCATCTGACAGAGGACGAGCATATGCGGAATGCTTTCCTATGGTTTTTGGAAAAACTTGAAGTGGTAGAAATCAGTAGGGACATACCTTGGCTGATAGAACATTTCAAGGATAATGCCGACATGATGAATTTTGTCGGAGAAATATTCACGAAAGTCGGATTAGGCATACAGAGCCTTTATATAAAGGATGAAAGCTTTGACCAGTGGCTGAAGAATGTCAGTCAGGAAGAAGGAAAGGTCGCTGATATAATGACCAACAAAGGCTTGTCTCTGTCAAAAATGATAGATGACGTACCTATGCTTACAGTAACGGAAGAAGATGGTAAACGCCTTGTTCGGGAATTTGTATTCCAACAGATAGGCAGAAACGGATCCGTTTGTGATATGGATGTAATGTCACAATCGACTGGAACATTGCGACTGCTGACGCTGATTCCTGCCATTTATTTTGCAATCAATAATGAAAAAACGGTATTGATTGACGAGATAGACAATGGTATTCACCCGATGCTTATAAAGAATCTGGTAAAATTCTTCGGAGAGTCGAAGTCTAATGGGCAGTTGATTTATACAACCCATGAAACGGCTTTGCTCAATCAGCAAGAGCTTCTGAGACCCGATGAAGTGTGGTTCGTAGAAAAAGTGGAAGGATGTACCAAAATGTATTCACTCAATGATTTCAAGATACATAAGACAATATCCATAGAGAACGGCTATCTTGACGGAAGGTTTGGAGCCATACCGTTTATTGGAACATTATAATCGCATGAGATATGGATTTAAACAAATTGCGATATTCCAAGACTGTTGCTGTCAAGGATATGGAGGCGCATTCCAATAAAACGGAAAAAGTAGCTGTTTTAGAAAAAGACAATTCATTGTCCGTCGGAAAAATGCCTTCAGACTACTCAAAAGGTGAGGCGACCATTGAGACTAAAATCGTCTTCATCATTTCGGGTGGCGACAAGCGAGAGAAGGATTATTTCAAAATGCTGATGAAAGACCGCCATATCAGAAGATTGAAAATTGCCTTTGTTTCCAAGAAAGGGCAAGGTCTTGTACCAAGCCAAATATTCGAGCTTGCAAAGGAATACCTTTTCAACAAAAGGTTCGTAACAGAAACAGACAGTTTCGGTATCGATGCTAACGATACATTGTACCTTGTTCAAGACATGGACGAGTTTGAGGCTGATATACGAGCTATGTTTGATAAGGATGATGAGATACGACAGGCAACATGGATAGTAAGCAATCCTTCAATAGAAATATGGCTGTTTTACCATAATTTCAATACACCGGAAGGATATTTGGATGAAGGCTTGAAGAAGCCTCTGAGTGAAAGAAGTCAATGGCTGAAGAAAAAGTTGGATGCCTTGGTGCCAGGAGGCATCAATCCAATTAACGCATTTGCAGATATTCGTATTGCCATTGCGAACAGTAAAGCCAATTATAAGGAGTGTAATGGACTTCCTGATGTCTATTCTACTCAAATGCACATTCTTGCGGAAGACATTTTGAATACACTTGGCAATGAATTTGACGAAATGCTGCAAAGAAGAAAAGAGATGGCAGAACGGTTTATGCGAAGTAAAATATAAAATGGAACGACCCTATATAGTAACAGCCGACTCATCACGAGCCGGCTGTTCTTGCAATTGATTGTTTTGTCGTATGAATTTATAAAAGCCTATCTATGATAGAGCATCACTTTCGTCTGCCTATTTGCCTCGTTGGGAGTATAATCGGATATTCCACCTTCGTTTATAAGAGTGATACGATCAGATGCCACCCCTCTCTTATTCAATTCCTTGGCAATGAATTTTGCCCTGGAAGTTCCAAGATTCTTGTTTATTTCTGCCGAACCAGTAGCACTATCCGCTGCCCCGACGACCTTTACTCTTAAGCAATGTTCGTTAGCGACGTGTGCAATCTCGTCCAAGTTCAGTAACTGCAACGGAGTGACAAGCTGCGTTGTGCCAAACTCGAAAAAGAAGTACACGGGTGTCCCAATGCAAACATCACCATTTTGCATTTCAGAAAAATAACCAGATGTTTCGTGTTCATTCCTATCGAACAAGGAAGTGCTATCATTTTGGACAGGCGTGTTACCGTCCCAACGCTTGTTGCTCAATCTTGCACGAAGAGAATTCAAACCGCTGTAGTCATTGCGAGTGTAGTGATTACCAACATTGCTATTGGCAGTTGGGCAATGATTAGAATAGGTATATTCGACATCCGTGTGAGCAGATTTGCCGATACGCTTCCATCCAACTTTACCAATATTGAAGGACAATCCTGCTGTCAAAGACATCAGATGATCACCTAATCTGCCGACTTTTCCATAGCCGTCAAACTCCTGAAAGGTGGTCGTATTGCCAATCTCCAAAGTAGCTGATAGTCGTTTCGTTAGACGATACTGACCTTGAATGCCGTAAGAGAGTGCAAAAGGCTTTTGTCCATTACTCTTATTGTGGAGCAAACCGACACCAACAAACGGAACGATACCCAAACGGACATCATCCTGTTTGCTGTATCTGTTTCCAAGCACATTCCACATAAAATCAGCGTGAAGATGCTGATAGTCTTGAACGGCAAGATTACAGTCTTTGAACTGCACACCTTGGTAATATAAGCGACCACCGACAGCTGGCGTAATCCATTTGCCGAATGTCAATCCGAATGTCGGCTTGATACGTCCGAACAAATCCTCACAACCTAATGGTTTGCCGATGAAAGCATTAGTTCCTCCTGAAATACCAACAAACCAATTGTCTGACCATAAAGAACCAATAGCAACGGCATCTTCATTTGACGGACTTCCAAAAGGCAAGCTCTTCGTACAATACTTCGTTTCTATTTTGGTGGAATCCATGCAAGTGGATAGCACACCTGCTTTCATCTGCAGTGTACACGCCACTGCAAGCATAAGTATAAATTTCTTTCTCATGTTCTTATTTGATTTTGTCATTAGAAAAGGAGTGAAATGGAAACCATGCCGATTAGCGTTTAGGCTTCTTGCCGATTGATGGACGCATCATTTTGCATGCCATCATCATGCAACGCCTTGCCCAAGCCCGGTTATCCTCGTCATCATCACGTCCCCATTTCATATCATTACCACTACCGCCACCACCATTTCCTTCGGCAAAAGTTGTGGCATTATCCACCATACCGAGGAACAAAAGTGTAGCGCAATGCATGATTTCCGTTCCTCGCTCTGCAAGGTCTTGAAGAAGAGAACCATCAAACATTTTCAGATCGACCTCGTTGAGCATTGCCAATCTGTGCTGTTGTTCGTTTACCAGATTTTCAAGCAATGCATCTTTCAACAGACTGTCCACTTTGGAATGAACATCACGGGCATATTCCTGCGCCTCCGATTTCAAATCATCTGTACGTTGCTGAATGTCGGTCATATCACTTTTCAGTTCCTCAAGCTGTTGGTGAGCCATCAGCAGTTTCTCTTGCTTGTCTGCCAATTTGTTTTGTACAATGGTCAATTCGTCTTCAAGTTTAGCAACAGCTTCCTTCAATGCTTCAGGATTTGCTTTTCCTTCAAGAATCTGTTGCTGCAAGTTAGCAAGTTGTGCCTCCTTTTCAGCCTTCTCCCTAAGTAGATTTTCCACCATAGAAGAGAGTCCTTTAACTCTTCTTCGTGCAATGTCAATCTCCTTATTGAGGTCTGAAAGAGCTTTCTTGTGTTGCACTATCTGCTGCTCTATAGTTGTACATTGCTCAGACAGATGCCGACGGTATTCCTCCGTGCTTCTATGGCGAGCACCAGTTTCTGCAACAGAAGTTCCTCTGGACATTCCCCACCTTGCGTTAACCTCTGCAAAGTCGCTATGCAGTTGCTTCATCTTGGCACTGTATTCATATTTGTCCTTTCCTGCAAAGAGCTGCTTGAACGCAAAACGTCCATCCTTAATCGGCAAAAGAGTGCAATGTATATGAGGGTTCAGTTCATCGCAGTGTACAATAAAAGCAGCGATATTCTCTTCTCCATATTTTTCGCAGACAAAGAAATAAACATCCTTTGCCCATTTCTCTATGTCCTCACATCGTTGAATGTGACTATTGTCTGCTCCATGCTCGAAGTTTACCTTTTGCGTACCATACGCAAGTTCGTGCATACGTTCTCTTGAACCACCGAAAATGCAATTCACGACAGTTCGGTATTTGGGCTCCAAAAGTCCATCATTCGGATCTTTGATGCCTCTTTCACGTAAGTTCTCAGCCATACGTTCTGGAATGCTCTTCGCCTTGTTGATTGGAGCTACCAAGCCACCCTTGACAATTTCAAAATTAAGATGTTCACGAGTCGGGTCGTAATTGCCCGTCTGTGTAGCATGGTTCCACCCGTTCTCCGTCCAGTTGCGCAGATGCTCATTGCTCTGTGCCACTGTTATACCCTTGGAAACACGGATGTCCATAACCTGTTTCGCATTATTCGCCATATCTTTTATATTTTTTGTTTGTACATGTATTTTGTCCCGGCTTGCCGTTAAGAGGACACCCCTCCCATCATCGACAGATGCATGGGGTATTAGGCTACCTCTACTTCCCTCTATTTGGACACTGGGCAAGCCCGGTGTGGTATAAGAGTGTTGGAATGGTATAACAGCAAGACGGTAACGTACTATAACGAGTTATGCAAACTATAGATGGTCTGCATGTCCAACGGATTGGGCTAAAAGAGAACGATATGCGTCAAGCAGGTTGCGGAACTGCGCCTTGGTTTGCGATGTTTCATTCGTCAACGACGAAGACATACCGTATATAAGCAGTTCAGCAAGTACTTGCGACGCCTCTAAAAGAGCAGAAGAGTCACCGTCAAGGTCATTGTCGTAGAACTGAACCATTGCATCTGTTGAACTGTTCGCTGAACGACGGATGACTTTGCGGTATGCCGCCATAGCCATACTTTCCAGATACTGCTGCTTTGCAATCTTAAAATGGGCTTCTTTAGCTTGCTGAAGATTGCCAATAGCATCGGTCTGTTGCGTCTGATAAACTTCGGTGAAATGCTTAATGTCCTCTTTAAGAAGATTCAGGCATTTCTCTCCAGCCTCCAAAGTTGACATCTTGTCCGATTCCCAATTTGACAGAACTGTTTGCAGTTTGTTGGTAAATATAAAGTTTTCTGTGTCGGTTGTATCGGCATTGCCGTTGATACCGACAGGCATTGTAATGAGAAAACTTTTGGGAAGCCTGATGATTTCAATCTGACCATATTCCTCTAATGTCTCCAGAAATGAGCGTACAGTAGAGCGATGCCAATGCCATTCCACCGACAGGTCTGTTATGGTCACATGACATTGGTTTATGTTGAGCTCTTGATTGCGGTTCTTCAAAATGGGAGATACGAAATTCTCAGATGCCTTTTTCAATAAATTGCAATAGGCTTCCGTCTTTGTTTTACGTTCACATACCTTTTCCTGAAGATATATAAATAAGCCGATGTCTACCGATACGGTCGTAGGCTTTTCTTTGTTATGCTTCATGTTGTTTTATCTGTATTATTGAATAATGCTGTGGATTGATTAGTAGTGCCATTATCCACATCTTCTGGCACAATAGAGTGATGAGTTAAAAATAATGTTCGGCAAGTGCACGAGAGTCGGCTCTCCATTTCTCCTGTTTTTCCTTGTCGTTCCATTCGTACAAGATGGAAGCAGACGGATAAAATGTAGCAGCCAAAAGAAGAAACGCAACAGTTACAGCCATTGTATACAGATGCGGTATGGCTACCATTGCCATTGATAGCACCGCCATCCTGAAATAGAGTTGCCGATGTGCTTTCATTAAGTGCAGCCAGCGCTCCGCACGTTTATATGAGAAGAGTATGCCACAGAGAATGGTGGAGAACAATACTCCAAATTCACCGAAATGTCCACTGACATAAATATAGTGGAACAACAGCAGTACAATGAGCAAAGTCTGCAAGTACAGTTTGCGTGCTGCCGAACTGCGGAGCATTGCCATGTAAAACCCTGTCATAAAACGGTTGCCGCGTTTGTACAATGTGACTGGCACAAGTAACAACAGCAATGGAAAAATCAGTTGAAGTAAAATCCAAGTCATAATTGTATATTCTAATTATTGTCGTGTCAACAATCGGAGAGTTCAAGATTGATGATGCCGTAGGTGGCGTATTGTATAAGGGCGTTGACATCATTGTAGCCAATATTCTCAGCTCCACGTTTCAAGCGTCTGGCAAATTTTATGTCATGCAGTTTGAGCCTGTTCAACGCAAGGTCAAGTTCCGTTTCCGGGATTAGCCAAATGGTTCCCTTGCGGTAGTGTCGGTAGCGGAACATGGAGCGCAAAGCCAATGTACGGCATACGCATGGAAACTGACGCTCGTCCAGTTTGACGGAACAGACCTCGTAATGATTGGCATTGTCTACCTTGACCCAGGTGCGGTATTCGTCAATCAGAAAGACGATACGGCGGTAAATGTCACTTCTCATAAAAAGTCCATCAGTACCTCACTGTCATTTCTTTTGTAACGAAAGAGTCCGCTTTTGGAATGTAAACGCATATCAAGATTGACATCCGCACACATTTTTTCAAGTGAATCATAGATAGTAACCTTGACGGCATTCACCATTTCATTACCGTCAGTCATCACATTTACTTTGAACATCTGTCCGAAAGAAGGATTGGAATAAGCACAAGAGGCATGTCCAAACGTGGTGTGTTGTGACGGAATATGATGATACAACATGATTAGCTCCATGTCATCCTCCAGTATATCCATCACCTCCTCCAAATCGATCGGCGTTGACAATGGGAATGTAAGTAACACGTAGTCATTGTAGAACTGCGGTTGTTCCATTGTCGTCACATTGAGTAACTGAGGAAGTTGCAACGGGACAAATGCCATGAATTCATTGTAGAAGTGTCTAAGCATATTATCAATTTTAGAAAGTTGTGACGATTATTTTCATGAAGAGTGCAGGAAGTTCCTTCGTGCGTTCTTTGTCCATTCGTAGAATCTTGCCCAGTTTGTCGATAGTAGCAGGTGTTTCATCTGCTACTTTGTAAATGAGTTTCTTGTCCTTATCCGACAATATGGCAAAACTCAAACCGTCAATGGAAGTGTAAGGCTGCACCAACATCCAAAGATAAGCCTGGGCAATTCTCTCGTTCTTTACCTTGCCAGCTTTGGTATCGCCAACACACTGGGCTGCGTTCAATATAAGACGACGGTTAGTACGCATAGCCATGTACACTAAAGCATCACGGTGCGACAACTCCTTATGGTTGGCTGAGCGGAAGACTTGCAGACAGCATCTGTCGGTTTCTTGAATGATGTCCTGCATATTCTGTTTGTCACTTTCACTGAGATGCGATAGTACTGAACGAAAAAGCCGATCCTCCTCTTTGATAAAGTCCAAAAGGTCATTCTTGCTGTGAATACCTTTTGATTGCACATGAGCCAAGAAGTTGCGGTAACGATTCATCAGATTTACCATAGTGATGCCGTAAACTGGGGTTGCGTTCAATGAATCGAAGAATGGTTGCGCCTCAATTCTTGCTTGTTTCAAGTCCTCGTCCTGCATATAAGATGAAGCAACCTCTTTCAGCTGAAGCACATCATTGTATGTGCGTGGTTTGGTTAATACGACGCGGCAGAACTCCTTCCGTAACGAATCGTGAATCACCTGATAGGTCTGATGCCAGTCCTGGTGTAAGGTTGACGTGGTGTCTTTGCGTAGACATGCAACAACAGAGTCGCGTATTACTCGCCATTTTTCTACTTCCACAAATAGTTTGTCGGAAGTCAGGTCCTTTTTGTTTTTAACTTCTGACAGATAGGAACTATAGGCATTGACAGCCTCTTGGCTTGTCTTGTACGATTGTGATTTGTTGCTGCTACCACATGATGTACACACAAGTATGATTGCAAAAACGGCAGATGCTGCTGTGATGCGTTTAGAAAAGTTGAAACGAACAGATTTCATACTTGACTTATGAGCTGTACTACTTGTTCCTTTTCGTACTTGGAAGTGGTGTATGTTCATTTGTATGATGCTTTATTTTTTCTTGTAAATTGGAATTAAACGGTGCAAAGATAAGCATACATAGTTGTATTTCAAGTCATTTCTACTAAACTTTAAGCATATTTCTATATCATACTTGCAAGTATTATTTGCATTGAAAACAAGTGAAGAAAAATCGGGAGAAACAAGTGCGATTTTGATAATTTCATCGCAAGTATGATTGAAGTACGGAGAAAACAAGTACCTTTGCGTTTGTTTTCCAAAACTAATAGAAAAGAATGGCAAAAGTAGGTTATATATATTGTACATCGCATGATGATAGCTTAGCCGAAGTCAAGGCTTGGATGTCTGATTATGGATGTGTACAGATTGTCGAGGAAGAAACGGCACAAGAGAAGCTGCGCCCGCAATGGAAGCAGCTGTTGGCAAATCTGGATAGAGGTGACGAGTTGGTTGTCTCTAAGTTCAGCAATGCAGTACAAGGGCTACGTGAACTATCCACTTTGTTCGAGTATTGCCGTGTCAAGGTTATTCGTTTAATTTCGATAAGAGACCAGATTGATACAGCGGATAAACTCTTTCCACAAACAAGTACGATGCAAATATTACAGATGTTTGGAGCATTACCTGAAGAAGTTATGGTTTTGCGTCGTGCCGAAGCCCATGTACAGTATTTGCAGCAACATATGAAAACCACAAAGTTCAAAACGCTTACCGCAAAGGAGAAAGCGGAACGTGAGAATATGATTGTAAGCATGTACAACAATGGACATACGCTTGATGACATATATTCGGTATGCGGCTTTAAGAGTAGAAGCTCCATATTCCGCATACTCAACAAGTATGGGGTGAAGCTCAATCGTGGTAACTTCAGCGGTCCTCTTGGAAAAAGGAAGCCCAAGGACGATAATACAAAAGAATAAAAACAACAATGAGCATTCAAGAGATACAAGATTACTGTCAGTCATTACCAAACACAGAGAAAGCAATGCCATGTGGAGAAAATTTGCTGGTTTTCCATATGGAAGGAAACATATACCTGTATGTATGGTTAAAAGCTCCTATCCCTTCCATTACTGTTAAGTTGTTGCCTGAGCGTGGTAAAGAGCTGCGTGAACGATACAATGCAATTTCTCCAGCATACCACATATGCGAGAAACATTGGAATGACATTTTTATTGAGGGGACTTTTCCTAACGACATGATTGAAGAATGGATAAAAGAGTCATACGATTTGGTAAAGACCGAATTGTCTGATTTGGCTTATGGTAGGTTTTGACGACTGCATAAATCAAGCTTAACTTATTGAATATTAACGTATAAAATTCATCTTTCTCAATAAATAATCGTACCTTTGTATAACATATAACGTTTTAAATAACTAATAAAAATTCATCTTATGAAAGATTTACTTATCTTTTTTATTGTCTTTTATGTCCTCAAAATCGTCCTTCGTGCATTGTGGGGTGGTTTCAAGGCATCTGACTACAGACGAGACCGCTGAAAAAAGCAAGACAACAACCAATGCCCTGGTTATTGTGTTAGAAGTGTGGATGTCCACGTATACGTGGACTATGTAAGCGTCATCATGAAGATGAAAAGAAAAAAAGGCTCCGCATCTCACGACGAAGAACCTTCCATAGATGAATTTATGAACTAAAACAGATTTATAATATCCATTCCCAATGACTTTGCCTTTCGATAAGTGTAAAACGTACCGCCTTTCGGTTTGCCATCAAAGAAGGCTATCAAGCCACATGAATGGGCAAGCATATAGTCATTGCGTCTTAACAAGCAGCCGTTATAGTAGGCTTTGCTCAACATAATAGTATCATCACATTGAGAAAGTAATCTCTTATACCTTGCTTGCTCCTGATAATTCCATCTCGCTGACTGCTCCTTGAACGGAACAACAGCGATAAGCTTCAGATATGGCAATTCCGACCTTAGCGATAGAACCACCTCAGCTGCAAGCATATCGAAACCGATAGCCATACCACAATAGTAGTTTCGTATGCCCATTGCATAAAGCAATCTTATCTTTCCCCTCAGTTTCTTTTTCAATTCATCTTTCTTGGACTCGGGAACTGAGCGATGTCCCGTGAAAGCTACCGAATTGGTTTTTATGTAAAAAGTCTGTTCCATGTTATTTTTTGTATTTGTAGTGTGTACGACCTAAGAACAACCCTCCCAATACGTTTCCGCCAAATGTTTCCAACTGATTGGCGAAAAGTGCATAGCTTGCGCCGGTTGTTACCACATCATCAAAGACATAAATGTCCTTGCCCTTGAAAAAATCTTCGTCAAACTCTATCACTTGTGTTTTGACGAGCATCTTTTCTTTATCCTTTCTGTGTTCATGCACTGCGAGGCGTTCACCCGAAACGGAAACATGAGCATAGCCATTAAGGATGCCACACAACTCACTCACACGATTGCAAAAAGCCTTGTAACGACTTTCGTTCTTGTCCTGCGTGCTTGCAGGGACGCACACAAACACAATGTCTTTAATCTTTTCACCGCATATCTTGATAAGGTGTGTAGCTGTCATTCGTGCCACTTTCTCAAAAGCATTGTCACGTGCATCCTTGAAAGCCCATATCAGTTGGCGTGCTTCCACTGCATCCTCACCGACGTTGCGAACCCTTACGGGAAAATACTTCAAGAAGAAATCCATCCTCTTACTAAGTTGTTTTTTGATACTCTCGTCTATTACCTTTGCCATAGTCTTGGAATTTTTTATTTCCCTCTTTTCGGAGCCTTTCGGCTTGTCCGAGGGATATTTTTCCGCCACGCAAAGGAGTTGGAAAGCATTAAGACAAATCGGAAGAGAAAAATACACTCTATATGGCACATACAGAGGAAGATTTTTCGGACGCATCCTTAGATGCCCGATTTGACGTATGCCTGACAACTTGTACCTTTGCGGTAAATATCCGAAGTGGCAAAGCTGACAGGAAACCAATATGGCTATAACAGAAGTATAATACTGTAAAAGAAAAAAGGTGATGAAGAAAATAAAAGAGGAAAGGGTGGGTGTGAAACTGCGCTACTGCCAGCAAGCCCCTCGATGCACTGTTTGTGGTTTGTTGGCGACATGAAAACGGCATATGCCGCTTCACGTTGTCAACAAACCACAATCTGTGCATGCTTGCCTTTGGAAGAATGGCTGATAAGCCTTTCTTCCAAACAGTATGTGCGGTTTCGCTTATGGTGTGGGACGTAGTTGTATGAATATCGGCTTACGGTTTATCCGCATATAAAAGATAGGACAGCTGGAAATATGCGGTATATGCGTTAAGGAAACTCTCTTGACGTTTACGGCAAGTGTGTTTCCGCATATACCTTCGGCGCAATGGTCTTGCCTTTAGTAGCATCCGTTGTGGATGCCACGGAAGCCAAGACTGTTGGGACAAAATATTTCTGATTGATTATAAAGGAGGTACGTAGTCTGTACAAGAGGAGAAGAATTTGATAAAAGTGGAATATGCAAACATGAGAAAAGACAAAGCGGTCGAAACCGCCTTGTCTGTAGGTCAGGAAGAAGACTATTTCTTCTTTGTTTTAGTGGTAGGCTGCTCAGTGCTTTCTGCACCAGGTTCCTCTTTTTCCAAAGCTGGATAGAACTTGTTGGCGATGAAGACGATGCGATTGTGCTTGGTGCCTTGCTGATCAATCCATTCATCTGGCTTGAAGTAACCCTCAACTGTCAGGAGTGTTCCCTTTGTCAGCTGGTCAAAAGACTCGGTGTGCTCGTTCTTGCGCCATGCCTCCATGCTGATGAAAGCCGATACACGGTTGGTTTCCTCTCCGTTTTTCTCCTGACGGCTTACTGCCAATGAGAAGCGAGCTACGCTTGCTGTGGTGAACTGGCGGATTTCCGCATTGTTGCCTACGAAACCTGTTAATGTGAAGTTGTTCTCGATCTTTTTCATTTTGAATTTGCTTTTGAAGTTAAACTTAATTTTTACATGCAACCCAAAGCAGAGATGTGGCACATGAGGAAAGCACCATGAAAATCGGCTATAATACACGTTTTCTGTTGGCGGTTAGGAGAAAAAGGAAGATTGTCGACTATTTTATTGGTCACAGCGAAGCGACCTCACAAGATAATGGCAGTTATCGCAGCATCACGCTAAATTTGCATTGAAAAAATGAGTGGCTTCGGAAGAACAAATTCAGAAAAGGCGCATGAACAACAAGTAACGGAATGTAGGCTTGCGGAAGACGTACACCACGGAGTATAAAGCAGTTTTCAAAGCAGCCGTATCAGGAGAATGGAGAGAACCATTGCAGATATTTATCATCAACATGAGTCATGACGTAGAGTACATTGGTACTGACATGAAAAAGGGGAAACTTCAGTTGAGACGTACAAGTACAATAATGAATAGATTAAGCATTGACATTGCACATCGAGCAATCATGATTACGTAACAAGTGGCATAGTGGAAAAGTGGAGTTGCAATATGCTGCAGCCACATTAAAAAGAGAAGAATGTCATCCAGAAGTATAAGACGGTTTTGTTCGCTTTTGCGTTTGGCGAATGGATTGACAGATATGAGTATAAAAGGAAGAAGCGACGCTGACAAACGTTGCCCAAATTTCTTAGGATAAAAAAGGCTATTGCTTTGGATAATAAGACCTGCCCACAGAATGTGAGCAGGCTATTCATTTAGATTTTATTCGTATATCAATACGTCACTCCGATACTCGGTCAGCTCCTTGCCGTTATTCAGCCGGACAATTACCTCATGTCCGTAATCAGCAACAACCGTACCCTCTAAATGTCCTCGATACGGATAAACTAAGGTGCAATAGCAACCTACGATACCTTCCAAATCATCATAATCAATCATATTTTGTTCCTCCTATAATATTATTCAAACTCAAACTTATTGATAAAGAAGAATGTTTCATCGTCTTCATACTCGTACTGGGCAATGTATTCCAACATTTCTTCATCAGAGCGTTCGCCACGCTTGATGCCAGTTTTCTCGCACCATACCTCTATTGCGTCAGCCACGGTGTCAAAAGGTTCTTCATTCATTGCTTCAAACGGTTCTCCGTACGCACTCACGCAACATTCTTCGGGGAAATGCTCTCCCTCGTCGTGAACACAGAAAATACCCCAACCGCACTCGATTTCACGATAACTGATAGAAAATGCTCCCTCAAACTTCTCGTTCAGTGCATCGAAGAAGTCGTTGCAAGCAGCCCAAGCCGTTTCTGTGTCAAACGACAGCAAGGCATAGTCACTATATTCTTCATATTCCGCCCAATAGATTTCACCACGAACGGAAAAACCTTTTGCCTTGTAGTCGATGCCGTAATGGTTCGCCAAATCACCGAGCCAGATATTCTTTTCGTTTACGTTCATTTCTTGAAGCGTGTTCCACAGGTCGGCAACGGCTTTCTTCTCACCTGTGATTTTGTACTGTGTGTCACATAAGTTTGCCATAATCGTTTGTTTTTAAGTTTTGTTACTTCCCTCTTATAGCTACAGCTACTTGGGGATTTGATAAAATTTTGTTGCCTCAAAAGGTCTCATGTACCTACATGCAAGGTTTCATGGTAAAATACAACCTCAGTGTCAACTGAGGTGGAGATTTTTCCGATGAACCGCAAGGCGCAGACCTTGCAAGGCAGAAGACATGAGAAGTACCTTTGCAACACAATTATTATCTACAAGTCCCCAAGTATGCAGCGAAAAGAAAGGTGGTCGGTGTAAAGATGGAATATCAACCATACACCAGAACGATTGCAGCCAAAAGAGAAAGGTACGCACAAGCATTATGCGCAGCTTTTTCTTTTGGCTGTAACCCTACAAATGGCAATATGGTTTATATGGAATAGTTCACTTTACGTGGTTAGTCTTATATATAGGCTAAACCGAAGTAAAGTATATATGTGAAGTGATTTTTGTAAATGTGGGGATAAGGGTGTAAAATGGGATGATTGCAGCGAAAAGAGAAAGGTACACACAAGCATTATGCGCATATTCTCTTTTGGCTGCAACTCTACAAATGGCAGTATGGCTTATGTGGAATAGTTCACTTTACGGGTTAGCCTTTATATATAGGCTAAACCAAAGTAAAGTATATATATGGAGAATTTTATGTACCCTTGCAACAGTATGGCAACTGATGCATAGGTACGAAATGGCATTATTCTTGCCGCAAACCAAGACGACTCTTTGGTTCTCTCTCTTTTAGTCTGCATGACAATATCAATGATTCCGACAAAATCAGTTGGGATTGTTTGAAGGTAGCATACGGTTAAAATAGACTGATGAATTTTCAGCTAAGCCTTAAAATGCAACCAACAGAAACCTAAGAAACAATAGGAAACAAGAAAAATGCGAAAATGTTGTTTCTTTGATATTTTGTTTCTGTATTGTTTCTTGGAAAAGAGATATGTTTATATATTAACTGGTTTTCAAATGGTTACAAAATCATAGAATAGACTTGCGGAATTGCCGCCTACCTCTGTCGGCATGTTTTCTCCGTACTCACCTATTATCATGCGCTTAACGTAACCTTCCTTACGCGGCAATAGTCCGCGCTGCTGGTAGTCGTTATAGTTTGTATCTTGGTACTTTGCCGGGTCGTCGCAAACGTAGAACTTTGCCAGCCCTCCGTCCGTTTCGCTCTGTATCTCACACTTGCAGCCGTCCGTCCATGACCAAATATGCCCGAACGGGTTTTCTATTCCTCGGTATGAAGGTACGTTAAACGTCTTGCTAATCTTGTCGCCGTTGCTTACCGTGTGTTCTACTACTCCCGTGCGGTTGCCCAACGAATTTGTTACGCCACATGGAATAATTGGGTAATAGCCGTTGTAGGTATTCCAATCGCCGTTCCATGTAGTAACGCCGTCGCCGAGTCCTCCCTGCTTGTACCCCTCGCTTGTAGGCTCTGCGTTAAATGCCTTTTGGCTGTTAAGGTTGGCGTACTCAATGACGTAAAGCCAATATGTTGCAAGCTGCGCGGCGTAAAGGTCGCAGTTCCACCCTGCGCCGTTAAGCCCTGCCGTTCCTCTGTTTCGTGCGTACTTGCGGAAGTTGGTTAATGAAATCTGCGTAGCCGGAAGTCCGAGGAAGGTTCTATACGTTCCGTCGTAGGCGGCGTTATTGTTTCCACCCCGGAAGGCTGCAGTAGTGTTTACCACGCTTGCAAGTTTTGGCGTAGCCGATGCCGTGCGGTCTACCGTGGCTTCGTATGCGCTTCGGTACATCTTCGGCACAACGTGGAAGCCCGGAAGGGGGTACAACGAAATAAGCGCGGTTACGGTCTGCCCGTCGAACTCGAATTTACGGTAGTGCTTGGGTATCTCCACCATGACCATGCCGGATGCTCCCGAAAGGTCGGCGGCTGCTCCCGTGTCCGTCTTGGTGCTGTCTGTCGGGTGCAAGTATGCCGTTACCTTGCCTTCGTCGTTAAGCAAACAGCGGCGCATCAACGACTGAACGGGTAACGAAACGTGCAGTTCGGGTCTGCCAACTCTGACGAGTGCCGGGTCTGCTACGTTTAAGTCAATCTTCACACCATAATAGTAGTCGTAAGGAAATGTAGGTTTCGTGTTACCTATGCCTATGAAAATGCCCATAATATTTTATGTTTTAATACCCCCAAACAAGGGCGTTAGTTAAACTTGTGGCTTTTACCTCGCGTATAATTTCGGGATTCCAGCCTGTTTCAAATCGCGTGCTTATAAACTCGCCTTCGGGCATCCCCCAAAGGTTCACTTCAAGCGTTACCGCCGTTTCTCCGTCGTTCTTCAAACAAAACGGGGTATCTTTGCGGAAGCTGCCGCCGGAAAAGTCCACCTTCCCGGCTACTGATATTTGTGCGCTCACTTGGTCGCCGTTTCTGTTCTGCATAATCTGTCGTTTTTAATAATTGACTTTGCAAAGGTATAAACCTTTCGTGTTATTTTGATACGCTGCGAAATGTTGGCGAAGTGTTTGTACGCGAAGCCGTGAATTTTCGCGTACAAATCTACTTTTTGCCTTAGAAATCTACTTTTTGAGTGAAGAAATCTACTTTATCATGCCGCTAAACGAAAAGTTTTGCTATCGCTCTGCTACGATGTACCATTTTCCGTCGAACATTAGCGTTATCGTTGCGAATGCTCCTAACATATATTCGTCACCTTCGCTTTTGTTGCTATAATTATTATTTCCTAAACTGACTTGCGAACGCCACCATATTTTTGCACCGTTCCCGTTTATCTTCTTTTGGTAGCTTGTGCGGTTTACGATGGTGTACATCCTTGAATTGTTTGGCTTCAAAGGAAGTTTTACGGTTTCCTTGCTTGGAATATCAAGAAAAACCAAAGCAGCGGAGGCGTTTATATCGTTGTTATAGTTGGCATATACTGAAAGTTGGTTAAATCCCCAAACTTGTCCTAATTGTAATGTTCCTATTGTCATAACGCCGTAATCCGCTTGCCACGTCAAAGCACCGTTACCCAAAGAGCCGCTACCATCTTTGTTTAGCTTTATTGCACCATTACCGATGTTTATGCTGCCGTTAAACTCTCCGTCCGTTGCGTAAACCTTGCCCCTAAAAATGCCGCTTGTAGCGTTAATTTCGCCTTCGATAAACGCTTTCGTAGCATGAAGCTCTCCATTTTGCATAACTCGGAAGGGCGCGGTAAATCTGTTTTCCTTGCTCGTTCCAGCCCATATTCTAACTTTGCGTTCTTCGCTGGTGTTGGCTGCTTCTGTTTCGCCGCCCGTGATGCCAGCTACAATACTTTACTTTGTGAATTGCCGTTAGCAAGCTGCACCGTTCCGGCTGTTACTATGCCGCCATCTATTGTGGTCTGTGTATTGTCGTAATAGGTTGCTATTACCCAATCGTTAGCCACAAAAGAACCCGTAGCCCTTGCTGTTGCGCATCGCTTTAGCTGTCCGTTCGTGCTGTCGCCCGTGAGCCAAAGGTCGCCTATATCGTAAGGAGGGTAAGGCTGACTTACGAAAACTTGCCGTTTCCCGTCTGCTGTGTCCTGCGCTTTGCTGGCTGCGTCGTATGCGTCTAACGCGGTTTTATCTTCTATTTTACTCCACAAATATTCTATTTTTGAAAATGAAGAGCTTGAACTGTGTATCGTAATCTTACGATATCTATTTAGTTCCTTAGTTTGGGTATTGTACCACATATCGCCGACGTGCTTTGCTTTCTCTGTAAACGTCCAACTACTTGCAGGGTCTGTCGTCTGAAACCAACTTTCTATTTTACCATCTATTTGGGTGGTTAGGTCGCTTACCGTGTTCGCGAAATTGTTGTTTATAAAGTTCGTCAGCTCGCTGTTGTCTGTGTACTTGCTTGCCTTTTCCCAATCTGAAGCACTAAACGAGCCTTCAAGCCTTTCGATTTTGCATCGTAGGATGTCGCCCGTAGAACCTTGTACCCACAAATCGCCAACGTAATACGGTGTTGTCGGTGTGGCTACGAATATCTGCGCCTTCTTGTTGGCTGTCGCTAAAGCGTCTTTTGCAAGTGCCAACGCTTGGGATAGCTCGGTATCTTGCAGTTCTTGCCAGCAGTAACTTGTCTTGGGTCGCGCTCCTGTTCCTGCCGCCCATTTCTTCTTGACGTATCTCCACACCTTGCCCGTATCGGTGTTATAGAACAAGTCGCCTAAATGCTTTTCTTTTTCCTCGGTCGTAGTCCATTCGCTGTTCGGCTCTGCTGCTTCTGCTGTCGGCTTATCGTAAAGCGGTGAAGGGTTGGTAGTGTAAAACCATTGTTCTATTACTCCGTCTATCTGCTCTTGTATGCCGTTAAGGATACCGGGCAGCGTGTTGTTAATGTAGTCCTTTACTTCGTTTGTCTTGTCATCAACGTCCGAAACGTTCTTTGTAGTTCCGTCGCTGCTGACAAAATGAATAACGCCGCCTATCTCGTCATTATCCAGATCAAAGTAACACTTACCGCCGCCGTTGCTTTCAATTCGTCCCGTTCTGACAAAACGCCCGTTAATTGTAGAACTTCCGTAAGTAAGGCTAACAATTCTTCTGGGTCTGCCTCCGTCTGCGTCTGTCACGACTGAATTAAGCACACCTATAAGGAAATTATAATAGCCTACTTCGCTACAAACTGCCTTTGCCGTTGTGGAAAGCGTTATAACGCCGCTTGCTTCCGTTGTGGAGCATCGGGCGTAGATGTAGTATGCCGTATTCGTGTCAAGTTCGGCAAACGTCGCGCCGTCCAAAAGCCAATACTTCACGCCTTCGGGGTCTATGGCGTAGTGTGTCAATCGTCCGGGCGAAACGTAAAGCGTATTTGCGTCGCCGTTGTAGTTCGGTTGGAAGGTAACGTTTAACAGCGTGAACTGCGTACTTTTCGCGCCTACGCTCAACATCTGCGTATCAATGGAAAGCGGTTTTATCTTCTCGCTGTAATAGTCGCCTTCGGGGTCGAATACCATGCTTAGAAGTTCTTGGGTTGCCCTCCACTTTCTGCGAGCCTTGGTCGGGTCTGCCAACTTGTTTATAGCAATCGTTTCGTTAATCTCCTGCAAGTTGTTTATAACCTTTACCGTCGTACTCTTGGTTACGGTGTCGCTTAGTGTGATGTCGTAGCTGTGGCGTTTCAAGAGGTCGCGGTCTATCTGCGTTATCCTTACGGCTTTGCTTACGCCTATTTGCTCGTCCTCTATCTTTATGAAGTCACCAACGTGTAAAACCTCCGTTGCCGTGTCCTTGCCCCAAAGCTGCGTAAAGAAACCTTCAGTAAGCGATAGTTTGTAGCTTACTTGCGGCTGGCTGACGGTCGGGAGGTATTTCGTTGCTTCCTCGGCTAACTCCTTTTCTGCTTTCGTCCTGTACTCGTCGGGGAGGTTTATGTCGAAAATGCTATACTTGTCGCCCTTCTGAATTTGGAAGGCTGCCATTTCCTCTGACGGGAAAACCATGCCGTTATCGTCCGTAAACTTGTTTATTACGAATGTGTGCGTAGCATGGTCGTAGGTGTGCAAATCAAATTCGTACCCGGCAAGTTGTCCGCTTTCAAACTTAATCTTAGCGTTCGTTCCTGCTATAAGGTACTTTGTACTTTTTCCGTCCTTATTCTTCGTGTTAAGGTCGAACATCGTTTCATCCACGAAAGTAATAACGTCCTTACCTAAAGCCGTAACCGTGCCTACACGCTGGGGCTTAATGTCTGAATAGTTCTTTTCGCCCTCCTTAACTCCGTAAATGCCGATAGATTCCTTATCTTCAAGAAATGAAGAAAGCCGCGTAGTACCCGGAAGGCACAACTTCGTATGTCCGTAGTTACTTCCTAAGTTTTCCGTACCTCCGTAAACGTAAAGGCGATTTGTTATCCCGGCGTTGTTCACGTTCTTACGTGCAAGCTGGTACAAACCCTTACCGCGCCCAAATCGAAGCGTAAAGGCATGGGTTATGCCTACTTGTTTTCTTACGTTGAGCGTGTGGTGCTTTCCGTCTGTGGTAATCTCAAATTCTACGCCGTAGTCGCCGCAAAGCTCCTGCAACACTTGGAGGGCGTTCTTCTCGCTGTTCGTGATGTTCTTATAGTCCGTATCTTTCGGGTACTCGCCTAACGCCCATTTGTTCGGGTAAATGCGGTTTATATTCCAAATCAATACGGCTAAATGTCCTTGTAGGTTTGTGTAGAATGTTTCGCCGTATGCGTTTTCGGGCAAATGGTAATGAACATCTATTAAATCGTACTGCAAACCCTCCAGCCGTAACTCGTAGGAATAGCGGCGTTCGCCGTTCTTCGTCGGTTCGGGCAGCTGGTTAAGTTTGTAGGGCTTGCCGTAAATGCGTGCTGTGTCGCCGATGCGCAAATCTAAAGGCACGGCGGACGAAACGGTAATACTTATAACGTCGTCAGAAAGTAAGGCGGTTTTCTGTGTCGCCTTACTCACTACGCTAACGTTCTTCTTACTTATTAGCGGTATTGCCGTCCCGTCCGGGTGGTAAATTATAATTTGTTCCATACTACGATGCCGTTAGTGGAAAATTCGGTTATCTCTTCAATCACACCGCCGACAATGGCGTAATAGATGCCGTTGTCCGCGTAGGTGTGCTTTATCGCGTTGTCGCCCGTGCAGTCGCCGTAAACGTCCGCCGTTACCTCTCCGTCGCCCCAATAGATAGTAATCATCTTGTCGCTCTTTAGCTCTATCTTTAGTTCGCTGGTGGCGTTGTTCATGCGCTGGTGGCGTATCACTCGCTTAACGGGGTCGGGTTCTTTTAGCTTCAACGAAAAAGTACCTATCATCTTATCGTCGTGCCAACGTTTGGAAGGTGCTACGCCATCTTCGCAGTAAACCTCGTAAACAAGTGGCTTAGTAGGGTGTATCGAAATCATAAGGCGTTGCGTTCCGTCCTGTCTAAGAATGTCGTACACGCGGTTTACTCGCTCCGTGAAGTCCATCTTACCCTTTGCGCGAAGCCAACAGTTAAGCGTTATTTCGCGTGCTTGGTAGCGTTTTTCGCTAAGGTCTATTACCTCGCCATGGTAGTCAGCCCAATCTACGGAGGTAGGTGTCTTTAGCTTTGGAAGGTCTAACACTCCCGTAGAACTTTCTACATGTAAATCAATGTCGTTAAAGCTAACGCCGCCTAAGAAGTATTCAAGTTGCGAAATGTTGTTAAGTTCTTCCGCTATCTCGGCTTCACTTAGCGCAACATCGTAGATTTTCAACTCGTCCAAATCGCCATAGCCGTTTTCTGTTCCGTAAATGTCTTGCACTAAAGCTACGCCCGTTAAGGTGGTCGGCAGGATGAAACTGTCTATTAGCTGCGTGTCTAAGTAGATGCTTACTGCGTTGCCCTGCTTTCTTACCGCGTAATAGCCCCAGCTATCGGGTTCTACGTCTATCCAACTTTCTCGGTAGCCTTTCACTTGGTCAGTATTGCAAAACAAACCTATACGTTTGGCTGTGCATTCGTCCTCGTACTTTCCGGCTTTAATCCATGCTATAATAGTGAAGTTGCCCGAAAGCCGTACTACGTCGTTGTCTATGTCGGCGTGTCCGCTTCCGTCAAAATGGATGCAGTTACCCTGCTTTCCCGTTACAAATGTACAATCAGTTACCGTTGCGTCGTGGCGGTTCTGCGCGTAGTCGTATGCCACTTGTGAACCGCTGGCTTCGTCAAACGGAAGATTTAATATAACGTTGTTCTCTGTTGCCATAATTATTCGCTTTTATCAATGACTTTAATAGTAGCTTTGTCGGTCGCGTCCTTGATTATTGTTCCGCCGTGAAGGAACACACAAACGCGAGCCGCTCCGCTTGCTGTTATCGTTACTTGTGCCCTGTCTGCTACCTCAATGCAGACTACCGCGTTATCGGTTGTCGTTACCTCCAGCCGCGTGTCCTCACGCGCCAAAATCTGCGCCACGTCGAAGCCGCTATAATTTGCCTTGCCCTCTGACGTGCCGAAGGCTATAACGTACTTACCGCTTTTTACGCTGATGTGGTCGCTCATGAAGATGCCGAAGTGCTGGCGTAGCCCGGCAAACTCCGCGCGAAGCTGCGCGGATGGATAGTCGTTTTCTACGCAAAAGTCCAAACCTTTAACGAATAGCGTTAGCAAACGTTCCTTAGAAGGCGCGTTTAGGATGAACTCGTACCACTCGCGGCAAATGCCCTTTTCCTTGGCTTCTGCCGCTAACCTTTTCTTTAGTTCCTTTAGCTCCATGCCTTTAGTCTGTTATACCTTGTGAACGTAGCCCGTTATCGTCGCTGGCTGCTGTCGTAAGGTGGTTTATAATACTTTGTACGCGGTCGGCTATTACGCCTATACCTCTATCCATGTTTGCGAGGTGCATAAGCTGCTCCCGTATTAGCTGAATACTTGTTACTTGGTTCTGCCGTACCGCGTTCGTCTGTCCTGCCAATAGGTCTATACTTTCTTGGCTCGCGCTGGAAATCGCGCCGCTTAGTGTGGAAGGGTCGGTATTATCCAAATCCGTAAACAAGTCTTTATACATATCCATCGCGGCTGCGAAGTTTGCCCCGGCTTCCTTTATGGCGTTCTTAAACCGCGCTTGCTCGGCTTCTGTTAGTCCGTCGAAAGTGCCGTTTCCTTCCTCGTCGAAGCCCACATCTTTTTGAAGCTGTTTTATTGCGTTCTGCAATGGCTTCTCTAAGAACTGCAGTTTTAGGGCGTTTTTGACCGCGTTTTTAAGCACGTCGTTAGCGACATCGCCGAAAGCCTTTGCCGCGTCCTCGCCGCCCTCAAACGCTTCTACAAGTGCGTCGGCTAAGTTGTTGGCTAAGTCGCCAGTGGTTGTTTGCGTGATACTCTGCGTTATTTCTTCTATTATATCTTCAATTTGCCGCCCTGCTTCTCGGTATTGTTCTTCCCATTCTGCTATGCGGTTCTTGTCGCTTTTCTTCTTGCCCTTCTCGTCTGATATCATTCCTTGTATCTCGTTTTGTTGGGCGCGAAGGTTTTGTATTAACGCGCTTTGGTTTTGGTAGACGGTTTCGCCTAAAGCCTTATTTACGGCGTGTTCCAACTCGTTGTAAGCGTTACCCAACTTCTTAACCGCTTCTTGGTGCTTCTTGATTGACCTTTCGGCTTTGCGGTCGCGGAAGTTGAAAAGGTCGAAGGCTGACGAAAGCAACCCTATTGAACCTTGAATAACGCTTAAAGGGTTGCCCGTGGCGATGCCGCTTGCAAGTTGGCTTGCTCCGTCCATCATGCCGCCAATGTCGCCTAATATGGCTTCCGTTTCCTCGTCCATCGAAATACCCATCTTCTTAATGCCGCCTACAACACTATCGAAGCATCCCGATACGAAGTCTATACTACTGCCTATACTCTTGAAGGCATCCTTAAAACCTTGGCTTACGCTCTTGGTTTGCCCGGTTTCCTTATCTAACGCGGCTTGAAGTACGTTTAGCTGCTCTTCGCCCTCAGTGGTTATCTTTAGTTCTACCTTCTGCTTGTTAAGTTCGGCTATCTTGTGGCGCAGGAAGTCTATGTAGGTCGAACCTTGGCTAAGAAGGTCGGCGTATGCGTCCTTTGCTGAACCTGCTAATATCTCATCGGAACTATTTACCGCGTCCGTATAGTCTTGGTATTGCTTCTTCTTTTCCTGCAAGCTCTTTACAAACGGATCATCGCTCTCTAACAACTTTTCGGCTTTCATCACTGCGCGTAGTTCCGAAAGGCTGTTTTTCAACGATAGGAAGGGGTTACGCTTTTCCAACTCATTACGCGCGTTCATCAGCTGGTCGTTAATCGCCTTTAGGTCTGTCGGGTTGAACTGTGCGGAAAGGTTTATTTTCTTGTTGTTTATGTCCTCCAACAGCTTTTTAATTGTGGAACTACTTAGGCGTGAAATGTCGCTAAACAACTGATTCCAGCTTTCTGTAGCCATAAGGCGCGAAGCTGCAAGTTTGCTTAGTTCCTCCTGCTCCTTGGCGTTTATCTGCGAAATCATGGCTAAGTTGCCTTGTTTCTCGGCTTCCGCGCGTTGCTGGCTGTACTTCTCTTGTATTGCGGTCTTCTTCTGCTGGTAGCTTTGGTATTCTTCTAAAAGTTTGTCGTACTGCTCGCTTCCGCTGCGCTTGGCGTATTCTTGGCGTTTCTTCTCCAAAGCTGCTAACGCGGCTTCGGCTACCTTCCGTTCTTCCTCGGTGGATGCTTCGGCTGCTTGCTTTGTCAAAAGTTCTCGGTTACGGGCGTAGCTCTCTTCAAAGTCTAACTTTTCTTGGAGGTAGCCTGCGTATTCCTTCAGAAGTTCGGCGGTTTCCTTCTTCGCCTGTTCCTTGGTGTCCGTTTCCTTGGTGTCTAAACGTTCCTTCTTGGCGTTGTCTACGTCTGAGTTGTCGTTCTTCAAATCCTCACGCTTCTTGGCTATTACTGCCAACTGTTCGCCTACGGTCTTGCACTGCTCCAGCTCCTTGTTTAGTTGCGCGTCGAAGTCTGAAAGTACGGCTTCTTTTGTGGCTTCCGCTATCTCGTTGTTAAGCGTGGATAGGTTCTTCAAATCGGTAGCGGTTTTCTTAGCCTTGCTTTCGATGCTTGTGCGTTGTTTCTCCAAATAGTCTAAGTAGCTTGTACCGCCTTTGAGAAGGGCGGCAAACTCGGTTGGTGCGGCTTCCCTTACGGTCTTGTCCTCGCTCGTTACCCATTTTAGGTACTTGGCGTAAAGCTCCTTTCGTGTCTTTAATTCTTCCGCGTATGGGTCTTTTGTGGTTTTACTACCTCCTGTATTTTCCTTTGTTCCCTTTTTGCTTCCGCTCCCTCCAGCCTTCAAGATATTAAGCGCGGCTATTTCCTTATCTGTTAGCTTCAGTTCGTTTTCAACGTATTCAACGGTTTTGTTCAAATCCGCACGCGCTTGGGTGTGGATGGTGTTGTTTGTTTTTCTTGCCTGCTGGATACGGTATGCGTTAATCTTATCTATTGCGGCTTGCGTAGGTTTGAACATACCAGCCCCACTTTGACCGCCGCCCCATTGGTAGTTGGCTTCTTTGTCTGTTACTCCAGCCTTTTTCCATTCGTCGGGCATCTGCCCGTTAACTGTAAAGTAGCTTCCACTTTTCATTTTTTTGTAAAAACCTCCGCCTTTTACGGTATTATCCGCGTTAATAACTTGTTTGTAATACTGTTCGTATGCCTTCGTTTGTAGTTCTTGTAATGCCATAGCCTTGGCGCGTAACTCCAACGACTTTATTACCTTTGGCGTATTGTTAATAAAAACATCGTCTGCGTCCTTCACGTTGTACACCGCCAATTCAAGCCCGTTTAACGCGCTTTGGTTGGCTTTTATCCATTCCGTTTTTTCGGCTTGTGTTTTTAATTTCATGTATTCGTTGCGAAGCTCGGCAAACTTTCCTACCAAATTTGCGCTTTTAGTTGCTGTCGCATCGTGGTATTCCTCAAAAGCTTTGCGCATTGCTGACGTTGAAACGGTGGCTTCGTTTGTTTCCTTGCTGAACTTAGAAATAAGATAGATTATTCCCGTTATGGCTGCTGAAAGCCCCAACGTAATAGCAGCCATGAAAGCGGTTGCTGCTGCTGTTGAAATGCCCAAAGCCGCAGCAAGCCGTGCGTTTGCTGCGGTAAGCATGTCCTTTGCCTTAGCTACTATTACAAGTTGGAAGGCACTATTTTTGTTAAGCTGCGTATAGGCTGTTTGCAAAGCCATAGTAATACTCATTAGGCTCTGCACCTTTACCATAATGCGCTGTAAGTTCTCGTTCTCTCCTGCAAAAAGTCCCATAGCTCCCGTTACGGCTTGGTAGCCGCTGGTCATAAGCGTCAAGCCACTAATAACCCCGGCAAACATCTTGTTAGGGTTTGCCAATACGGTAGCTTGCTTGTTTGCCGACTTCATGGCGGCTGTAAGGCGTGCTACTTCCTGCTGCTGTTTGGCGTACTCCTCCGTTCCGCGCTTCCCTGCTGCCGCCATCTGCATAAGTTCTTCCTTCGCCTTGCGTAGCTGGGTACGGATGGATTCGTACTTGTTGTTCATGTTGTCTAAAGCCGCCTTGCGTTCGTTTAGGGCTTGTTCCTCCTTCAGCAGCGCGTCTGCTTGCTGTCCTGCTTCGTTTATAATTTGCTGGCGTACTTTAATTTCTTTCTCCAACTCGCGGCGGCGGTTCTGAATGTTGGTAAATTCCTTTTCCGCTCCGGGTGTCATGTAGGCTGTGTTTAGTGCCTTACCCAATTCGTTGTACTGCGCTTTAAGTTTCCTTATCGCCGCGTCGTTGGTGTCTACAATGGTGTCTATTTGTCTAAAGCCCTTGTCTATCGCCGCTTTCGCCGCTTCAAAGACTTTTTCTATATCCTTGCCGCCCTTCACTGCTTCCGTGCTGAACGTTTGGATAGCCTTCTTACTCTCGCTTAGTACTTGCAAAAGTTGTTTGTTTGTTCCCGAAATCTCGAAGGACAAACCGCCGCCTTGTATGTTCATCGGTTGAAACTGTTTATAATTTTCATTACCTCGTCCGCGTTGTCGTCCGTAAGCACTATTTCGGTATCTTCCTTTTTCGTGTCCTCGTCCTCAACTCCGGGCGCGTCTATTAGCATCCTTTGCACCGTCCCCCACGGTATGCCGTGCAGGAGGTAGTCCAACGTCCAGCCGAAGTGCGAACACACCGAGCCCCGTCTGCCGTGCGGACTTTTTAGCCCTGTTCCTCTATAAGATTTGCTATCGGGTCGCTTGTGCGTGCTGCGCTCATCAATCTTATAGAGTTTATAAAATCCCCTAAGTTGCTTACGTTTGTTATCAATATGGCAAGCGTTAGTAACTGCGAAGGTGTTACGCTGTGACTGAATAGTGATGTAAGCCGGGCTAAACGCTTTTCGTTGGGCTTGCGTACAAAGTAGCCGCCTTTGTTGGTCACGTCGTAGTAATCTTCACCTAAAACGGCGGTAGCTACCACTTTGGCGAGTTTCTTGGCTTCCTTGTTTGCCAACTGCTTCGCGGTCGCTAAATAGTCATCGTCGTTTAGCTTGGTTTCGTCTATGGTTATTTCAAGCCAAAGCAAACTAAGGCGGTCAAGCGTGGATAGGGTCGGTTCTGCTATTCGGTAAACCTTCTTTTCCTTCACTTGCTCACGCTTTCGGAAAAAGCCCCAAAAGCCGGGCTTCCGTCTGCGGTAGATTACTTCAATATCGAAAGTAACGCCTTCGTTTATCATCTGCCTTAACTCGCCTTGCTCGCGTGTAAGGTTGTCTAACTTTTCGTTCTCCATGCTGCTTTAATCGAAGAAAGCCCCGAAAACAATGTAACGGGGCTTTCGGTTGATAATCGGTTTGTCTGTCGCTGGGTTAGGATTTTACTTCTTTGCTGGTTTCTACCATTGCTTGCAAGTTGGCTTTGTCTTGGTCTGAAACCTTGCTTACATACAACTTTTTCAAGCCCGATGTAGTAGGTTTCATAACTGTTGCCGTTACTTCAATGAGAAGTAAGCCTTTCTTTGAAAACTCGCCGTTAAACTTGGCTTTAAGTTTGGCGCGTGGAACTTGGAACTTTAAGCCTTTCTTAGGAAGAATGATAAGCGATTCTTCTACCTGTGCTTCTGCGTCGGGGTATGCCCATACGTCGGTTGCTACCTCGCCGCCGAAAAGTCGTTTAAGACATTCCAGCGTGGGGTTCATAACGGAAAAAGAAAACGTAATCTTTCCTGCTTTAGAAATTTCTTCTATTGCGTCGTCTTCCTCCTCTGCGTAGAACTCGGTACTTTCTCCGTCCTCCTGCGCCATCTTCGCGGTGTCCTCGTAGGTTAAACCGAATTTTGTGTACCCGGTTTGCGTGAAGTCGGCTTTTGCTGGTTCGCCGGACTTGCCTAAAATCGCGGCTAAACCTAATGTTACGATATTCATGTTATTTCTGTTTTAATGAATGTTCCAACTTATCCGTATGTTACGGTAGTGCTGGTTTACTTGATGCTCTTGTAATACGATGTCGCTCTCGATCCAAAATTCAAGGTCGGCTATATTCTGCATGTCTAAGTAGCTTACAAGTGCGTCCCCAATCTCGCGCAGCCGCTCCCGGTCTGCCTTCCGCTGTTCCTTTCCGCGTATCTTTACCTTTAAGTCGGATGCGTAGATGTTTACGTTGGAAGTTCCCGTTTGTGGCTTGTCGTGTGTTACGGTTATGGTGTTAATAACTATATCCTCAGTTTCGCTGTCATCGGGGCGTTCGCCCTGCGTGCAAACGATGCCGGAAATATTCACTACTCCCGTACTCACGGCTTCCGCTACAATCTTGTACAGAATATCGTCCGTATCTATGGAACTGCAATTTTTCACTACTCAAATGCTTTCTTTACGTTAGTAACTAAATCGGCTAATTCTTTGGCGATGTTCTTCTCTGCTTGTTTCTCGGCTGATGTAAGCACGTCGCGCCCTTTGCTCTCAACGTGAACCGCGTAGTTCATGCCAGCTACTACCACAAGCGCGTAGCCTTGCGTTTGCTGTCCGACTTGCTTGGCAAGTTCGTAGCCTACGTTAGAGCCGTTGTAAATGGCGTTCTTTGGCTGCTTGCGCTCGCCGTTTGGCGGTACGTTATCAAACGTACTCATAGCGTGCTGTTTGCCGTCCACGAAAACAACGTAGCCAATAGACGAGCGAAGGTTGCCCGTTTGGTCTGTCCAGTCGTTCTCGTGTGGAAGGCGTGCCAACTTAACGGCTTCCTCTCCAACACGGCAAAGGCTTTCTATTATCTGCTTGTCTATCTCCTTCAGAAGAAGGTTAAACAAGTTGTCTATATCGCTTTTGAATTGTGCCGTTATACCCATAATCTTGAATGTAACCTACCTTTGTCGAACTTCAAGCACTCGCCCGAAATCCTAACCTTTCCCGTAATCTTAGCTTCTGTCATGCTCTCTTGGCTAAGCAACGCCGAAGGCTCTAACGGCTCATCCGCTATCGCTACTTCCGTCCCTTCGGGTATTCTCTCAACTCCTACGGGTATTTGGATAAGCGACGCGAACGTAACAAACTTTCCGCTTGCAGCCTGTATCTGCGTACCCTTACCGTTGGTTTCCTCACGGCATCGGCTGTGTAAAGTCCACGCGCCGCCGCTGGTGTGCCAGCTGCCGTTAGCGTCCTGCACGGCTTCGCCGCCGCTGGTGCGCTTGTAGAGGTAGTGGGGGTATTGTCGGTTTATTACGTCCGTTACCATCTGTTGCTTCTGTTTCTGACCTTTGGCGTAGTCATTGGCGTAATGCCCAATTCGCTGCAAGTCTGATTATACCAAAACTTTATAGCTTCCCAATTCCACGAAACGGAATAACCGCCTTCGCTGACGTTGGCAAGTGGAATAATAGAGCCGAACTCCTTGCAAAGGGCGCGTTTTGCGGTTGTTGTATCTACTTCCGCGTCCGGGTCGGGTATCGCGTCTTGCTGGTTGGCTAACATTAAATCCACGTCGCCGCCTTCAACTCCAAAGCGTGAAACGGTACGGGAAAACCATTCTTTGTATGTCATAAGCTAAAGGGTTAAACCCGGAAGGGCTTTTACTTGTGGGTTCAAGCCCTCCAGGTTGTGGTTAGTGATTCCATGTCGCGCTGTTGGTTGAAAGCAGCCACGAACGCGAAGAAGAAAGCCACGCAGGGAAAGCGTTAGCAATACCCATTGTTACCTCCTCTAACGGCTCTTCGTTGGCAAACTTCTTGATAAGCGTGTGACCATTCAAAGCCTTAATAGCGGCTGAGCCCTTTACGTTCATGTCCGCTGGCTTCTTCCAATAGGTCTGCCCCAAAACCTTGCTTTCGCTGAACATTACCACGTTTTCGGCGAATGGGTTGCCGCTGAATGGTCGGCTACCATCGCCCAATTCGATAGTAATGTCTTGGTCTATTACGACAATCTGCAAACCGCGAAGGTAAGACAAACCGCGAAGGGCTGTGTTTACTTGCTCTACGCTTGGGGTCTGCTGGATGCCGAGCGCGTTGGCTGCGAACGAAGCGCAAATTTTCTGTACCTCCTCACACTCCGTAAAGGTTGCGAAGGTATCAAGCGACATAAAGGCAAACTTCAAGTTATGCCCCTTCTTCTTAGCTGCCTTAACGACAGCCTTAAAGTCCTTGGTAATCGGCTTCGCTGATGTGGAAGTCGCCCAATTTGCCGAACCCGTTGCGTAGCCTACCTTCTGGTCGTCTGGCAGCAAATAATCTACGTCGTATTCGCTAATTACGCTTACGTTGTTAGTGTTTGAAAGCGTAATCTTACCCAACGAGATAGACTGTAACGCCATCCACTCCAAACGGGCGGCTACGGCTGTCCAGCAAAAGTTGGTATCTTCTGCCCATGCGTCCACCAAAGCGCGAAGGTCGGGGTTCTGTGAAGTCATGGCTACCATGATGTCGTAGTCGTTCAGTTCCTCGTCGTTCTTGGTGCGCTTTACGGCAATCTTGGGAATATCGCCCTGTATGCGCTGAATTGCTTCGCGCGTCTTGGTGTCAATGGTCGCGCCCCTTGCTACCAAATCGGCGGCAATCTTCAAGCCTACTTGCGTTTCCAACGCCTTCCATGTCAAAGTGTAGGTTTCCTTCAATGGGAAAAGCGTAGGGTAGTAGTAGGGCTTCAAGTCGTATGTATTGATAACGGCTTGCATGTCGCGTTCGTTAAGTCCGCGCATTAAAGTTCCTATCATAACTTACTTTTGTTAAAATATGAAAATATTGGGAAGTGCGGCTTTAATATCGTCGCTTACTGCCGGGATGACACTCCCTTTGAACTGACCAATAGTAACGGCTGTTACAAAATGGTTGTTAAGGGCTTCCACGTCGTAGCTGTCGCCCGTCATGGCTTTCGGCTTGTACTTGAAGGCTGCGCCGCTGGCTGCTTGTGCCTTGGCTTCTACAAGTGCGTCGCCTACCTTCACGGCTTCGCCGAGGGTAGTGCCTACGGTTATTGTGTCGTGGGTCGCTTCGCTGCTGTCAATGCCTGTAACGGCGTAAGCCTTGCCGCCTACTTTGACCATTACGAAATCGCCCTTTTTGAAGTGATGACCTTTTGCCACTTTGTAGGAAGTGGCGGCGTTGGTCGCTTCTTCTGTTACTCGCGCTGTCTTGACTGCGTGAAAAAGCCCGGCTTCGTCCTTGCCTATAACCGTGCCTTCCTGCAACACTCCACCAGCTACGAGTTCTGCGGAACAAACGGTTACACCGTTCGGAATGTCCGCCAAATTGTGTGTGCAAGCGTGTACTACGCGCTTGTCCTGCTTGCGGTCTATTCTTAAACCCATGTTTGTGGAATTTTTACGTTAGACATCTTTGCCCGTTAGGGTCTTGTTGTTACTCTCTGCACGCTCCTTGATATAGTCTGCTACGCCGCTACTAATCCCGTCTTTGTTCACGGCTCCAAAGATGGGCTTTTCGTGTCCTTGCAGTCCGCTGTCGGCGTGTTCCTGCTGCAAAGCTGCGATGTCGCCTTGCACTTCTGTTAGGTAGCTGTTGAAATCGTCATCGTTGGCAAACGTGGTGTTAGCGCGGTCGAAGTTGCGCAGCATCATTTCACGCTGCCGCCCGTCTACCTTGGCTTCGTCCAACTTGGCTACAAATAGTTCACGTCGCGAAGTAGCCACCTTATCGGCGTTAAGCGTGGTAATGCTGTCTTGCACGCCCTTCAGCTTGCTGTCAATAAGTTTGCTTATCGCGTCCAGCGTCACCGCTCCGCTGTCTGCTGGCTTGTTGGGGTCGGGCGCAGGATTAGGGTCGGGCGTGTTCTTCTCCTTGAAGTCGTACTTACGTCTAAGCCCTTCTTCGTAGGTGTCGTTAGCCTTCTTAATCTCCGCGTCGGCTGTCCTCCGCCATTCCGTTACAAATCCGTTCACCTTGTCGGCGGTAAGTTTATCTACGACTTGGTTAGCTTCTTCTTCGCTTGCAACCTGTAAACCGATAGCGGCTGCCAACTGCTGCAAACCGTCTTTACGCACGCCTTGGAACTTAGCCACAAGTAGTGCTAAAATCTTTTCTTGTAATTCGTTCATAAACTATTGAAAACTAATTTTTCTTTGCAAAGGTAGCGTATTAAGGTGATACGATTAGCAAAAGTTTTCGGCAAACACTTCGCCAACACTTCGCCACTTTGCAAAAATACCCCTTAAAGTTGCTTTTTCGGTTAAGCCGTTTTTTCTGCGTTCTAAGGCATTATTTTTCTTTCGGTGTTTTCTCTATCGGCTTGAATACAAAAACGCCGTGTAAGGGCTTGTTATGGTGTTGTACGCCTTTTGTTGTGTTATGGCTGGTGTCGCCCTTGTTGTGGAAGTTTGTTTTTGCTCTCTATGGGCTTGCAAGCTGCCGCGTTTTGTCTGTTGCCCCTGCTTCTGCCATTTTCGTGAAGGCGCGAAAATGGTTTGTTCTTGCTATTTCTCCTTTTGCTCCCTCGCTCTCGCGTGTACGCGCGTGCGCGTTTCAACGACAACAACAATATAATAGATATAGATAATAGATATAGATATAAGGTTGTTTTAGCTTGTTTCAAGTTGTTTTAGGTTGAATTGGGTTGTATGTAGGTTGTTTTAGGTTGTACGTTGGTTATCCTTTGGTTATATGTCGGTTACTTCCGCTTATCTGTATAAATGGCTATGAAAACATAACTATTTCGTTCTGAAATCGTGGTTTTCATGCTTTTTCTTCGCTCTGTGTCTGTTTTTCGCTTGCGTTCTGCAAATAATTTAGTAATTTTGTGGCGTTGTTCGGGGAGAAATCCGGGCAACATAAGGAAGCGTTAGGTTTTTTGTATTTGAAAATCGCCAAATTTCACAAATAACGAAAAATGAACCTTACGCGCGGAGTCGTATATCCATACTTGAATATAACGGCAAAGCGCGGCTATACGGTTTATTTTCGTTAGGCGTTTGGCGATGCCTCAAATACGTAAACCTATATAGTCCGCGCTTCTTTATGCGGTTAAGTGAAATACTTGCTTCGGGCGGTGGGTGCAAAATTACTAAATTCAGATGAAAAAATTACTTTTTTCGTTACTTGCTGTCTTGTTAGTATTCTGTGGTTGCTCCAAAGATGACAACGAAGAAGGAAACTACACGGAAAAGCAACAGAAGGCGTTTGCCCTTTTTAATGGAACTTGGGCAGATGTTCAATTCTCAAACCTCGGCACTTATCCCGGTGCGGAACTCCAACCCGAACCCGATAAAATAGTTTGGGGTACTCACTACAACACGGAAAGGGAAATAAAGACGAGCAGCTATATGGAAGGCGAAAAAACGAGCTTCTATGCGCAGGGCGAATGTAGCTACTTCCGTGTTGCTTATAAAGGTGAGCCGTATGAAGAAACAAAATGTTACTACTACGTTACCCCTTCTGCAAATACTTTGTCGCTTTGGTCTGTATCTGAAAACAAGATGCTACACACCTACGAACTAAGTATAAAAAGCGAAAAGCAATTCTATTTGTATCAATCGGGGATAACTCTTCCGTATATATTTGAAAAGCAATAATCAAGCGAATAACACGTTTTGAGTAGTTCTCGCTATTGTAAAATATAAAAGCCGTCGCGTATCAATGTAACGCGGCGGCTTTGTCTTTCTGCGCTGGCTGCTGTATCAGCCAATCGGCGTAATAAGTCCAACGGTACAACCGAGGGCGGCGGCTATGCGGTAGAAGGTAGAAACTTTCGGTTCTATCTGTCCGCTTTCGATGCGCGTTATATAGGCGCGGTCTGTGCCTAACCTCCGCGCTAATTCAGCCTTGCTAATCTTGGCTTTCTTCCGTGCGTCCTCAATTATCGCGCCCGTATAAAAGGTATAGGCGCGTTCTTCCGCTTCGGCTCGCTCCGGCGTTCCTTCCTTGCCAAAGCGTTCATCTATCAAAGCGTCAATGTCGTAAAAATCCTTTTTAATCTCTTTTGCTTGCATAATATTCTTCTTTTAGTTTTAATGCCTTCTTAATCTCGTTAGCTGGTGTCTTTTGGGTTTTCTTCTGGAAGCCGTTAAATAATACTACAATCTTGTTACCGTCAAATACAAAGAATATGCGGTAGATGTTGCTGTTGTACTCTATCCGTACTTCAAAAAGCCCGTCGCGTATCGCCTTTATAAACTTGGTCGGTAGGCGGTCTTGTGTGCGTAGCAGCATCAGAACGTATAATACCTTGTCTTGCGTCCCTTTGTCAAGTTCGGCAAAGAAGGTGTTAAAGTAGTCCTTATATGCTATAATTTTCCTGTTCATTGGTTTTGTACTTTTGTTGTTGCAAAGATAGTAAATGTTGTAATACTATACAACAAAATACCCGATTATTTTAGTCTAAATAGTTATGTTTGGGTACGCTTGCGCCCTTTTTACCGTTCTTGGCTGCGTCCGTGTGGTTACGTTTGGTTATGGGCGTACCGCTCGCGGCTCTAAAAAGTTTTGCGTAAATGCTGGAAAATGGCTAACTTTGTGCAAACAATATAATTATATGGAGCGTGTACGACTGACAAAGGAAGAAAAGCGCGTGTTACGCTGGCTACAACGTAATAACGGCGGTAAATTGAAGCAAATAGAAAAACTTGCTTTCGCCCCTGCTGTGCGTTCGCTTGAACAAAAGGGCTTGGTTCGTGGCTTTTGTTCGGAAGAGGTCGGGTTTGTTGATGCAGCCCTCACTGAAAGCGGCGAAACTTATATTTTCTTTAATCCACGTTTGCAAAATCCTATAAATAGGAATAAGGTAACAGCCATTGCTGCTTGTATCTCTGCACTTGCTGCCGTTCTCGGTCTGCTGGTCGCTTGCTCCGTAATCTTCAAATAATACGCTATATGAATTACAAAGAATTGATAGATAAAACGGTATTCGACTTTACCAAAGATGCCGCTATTATCGAAAGAATAACCAAAGTAAACCCTTCGGACAAAGAGAAGGTAGCAAAGTATAAAAAGGACTGCCACCCGGTAGGAAAAGCGGAAGATATAGAAGAATTGGCAGAACTTCTCAATAATAAGGAACTCCGCAAAGCTGCAAAGAAATTGCGTGATGAATTGTGGGCAGACTTTGATAGGCGTGCAAGCGAAGCCCGTAAGAAAGGCTTAATTATAGACTAAGAAGGAAGGGCTTAACTTGCCCTTCCTTCTTATTTTTCCTTCGCTATAAATCCATTTGACTTCAACCAATTTTCTAACGTGCCTTGCCCCGTGTCCTTACAATACTTTAGTATCTTGTTTAGCTCGGAAATCTTAACCTTGCTACCATCTGCACGTTTAATACCTCCGTCTATAAGCCCTTGCCGTAATCCTGTCTGTTGGTCGCTGTAAACCTCGTTGTATAGGTTCTTTCTTACTGCTGCTAAAACCTTGTCGGCATCAAGTCCTAACCGTTGTATAACGAAATCGTAGTTATTGACCATGCGGTTATATCCCGTTGAGTTGCGGTTTGTTATATATTGTGGGTGTGGCGTTTCCTTACAGCCTAAAGTTTTGTAGAACTCCGGCAAAGTCTTACGCGCTACAAACTCGTTGGCTAACTCCATGTAGCTGCGTTGGGTGTCTGTAAGTACCATGTTTCCCCGTTTGTTTCTGTTGTGCGTAATCTCATGCCAAAATGTAGCCATACCATCGGCTTCGTCGTCTGTTATATCTGCTGACCGCTTAGAGCCTATTTTGCCTAACGCTGCCTTCACGTAGCCTAAACGGTCTTTTGTAAGGTATAGCCGTCCGTCCATCCACGTTGAACCATTGTTGCGTGGGTCTGTTTCTTCTCCTAATTGTAGGTCGCCGTTCTCAAACCATTTTTCTTTAAGCCCTGCGTTTATCTTTTTGAAAGTGGCATCTACTTCGGCTTCGGTCGTGTATTTCTTCTTTATTGCTGGGTGCGGCTTGTCGCCGCTGGCGTTTACAACTGCTGCAAGCCTTGCCACCACTGCACTAAACGCCGCCTTTAGCTTGCTTGTACAATCTCCGTAATAATGCGAAGTCGTAATAGCGTTGTCGCGCAGTTCCTTCTCGCAAATGTCCGTAATCTCCTTGTTGCCCTTGGCTTCGTTTTGGGCAAAATAGTAAAGTTCGGTATATGCGTCTTGCCATGCCGACTGCCTTTTTGTTCCTAACTCGTCCAGCCTTTCCACCTCTGCCAATAGCGCGGCGCGGTTTCCTGCCGTGCGTAGGCTCTCCACGTTGGAAATGTCTAAGCCGAAAGCATAAGCCCAACGTTTAAGCATGGCGATACGTCCGTCAAACTCCGTGCAGGGCTGTACGGTGTTCATCGTCTTGGTTGGAATAATCGGGTTAAGCCCTCCTTCAATCTTGCCGCCTACAAAGTTGTCGCGAATGTAGTAAGGTTGCGACTTCCAACCTTTGGAACGTTCTAATATGCTGTCTATGTATTCCCGGAACTTGCGCGGAACGTCCACAACAGAACGGCGTGAAGGCATACTTTTGTAGGCTGTGCTGCGTACAATAGCCTTTAAGCGGTTGGCGCGGTCTTGGTTGTACTCGTCGTAGTCTGACAATATAGGCACAACGTAACAGCGGCATTGAGGATGCCAGCCTACAAACTTGAACGTTTTAGGGTAATCGCCCCATAACTCGTCGCAAATATCCACCAAAGGCACGGGTTCGCCCTTGCTGTTCATTATCGTGTGGTTGTTGCTTAAACAAATGCGCAAACCTACAACAAAGTCCAACTTCTGCCACCTCAAAAACTCGCTTTCGCGGTAAGCCATGTTTATTTCCGTCCGTGCCAATCGCTGCGCGTTTTTGGCTGAACTCCTGTAAACGCCTTGCCCCGGATGGTACATCTTGGCTGCTTTGCTCAACCTCAATACGCCGCCCTTGTCGCGAACACGGCGGTAAAGGCGTTTAGGCTCTTGGAGGTAGCTGCGCAAATCGCGGCTTAACTGCTGCGCATCCCTTCCGTCGCCGATGGCTACGTCTATGCCTAATTCTATGGCGGCTTTCATGTCCTCTGCTTGTTTCCATACGCGCTCGCTTAGTCCCATGCCCTCAACCTTGCGCCGTTGGAAGGTATTAAGGGCTTCTAAGTTCCTGCCTTGGTATTGCTCTAACTCCTCTTTCGTTAGCTTGGAAGTGCGAAGAATAGAGCCTAAAAATGCGTCGTTCTTGTATGTCGCCGCCAGCCACTCGCTTTGCGTCCCGGAAGTAATAACGCTTTCCACCTTCTTTGCGAGCCGTTGCATGATGCCCTGCGCTTGCTTCCGTGCGCGTGGGTACTTGTCGAAGGAAAACACGGCTTCGCCTTCGGGTGCGTCCAAACTCGCGCCCAATCGTGCGTATTCGTCGCATGCTGTCTTATAAACGCGGTCTATCTGCCGGGCGTACCGCTCGGTATTGGCGTAGTGGCGTGCGTCAAAGCCGCGAAGTTGTATTATAAGCTGGTTTCTTACGTTGTCCGGCATAGTTATTTTCTTTGGATTTGGCATATAAGCGCGTTTCTTGCTTTGGGTATGGAAACATACACATTGAACACGAAAACGCGCTTATATGGTCTTAAAACGTGTTGTTTTGATACGCTTGCGCTTAAAATGTGGGTTCGCCCTGCTGGTAGCTGCTTTCTTTGGCTTCGTCGGCTTCGATTTCCTTTAGCTCCTCGTCCGTATCGTCTGCCCAGCCCAAACGCTGCACGGTTGCGCGTCGGCTCGCTATTTGCCGCTGTCCGTTGGCTGCTTGCAAAATATTTATCTTGCTAAGTTCATCTTCGATGATGTACGGCGTTATCTTTGGTTCTATAATCAAGTGGTCGGCGGCTTGCTTCCAGTCTAAGTTGGCTTCGGCGAAGAAGGCTTTAAGTACGTTTATACGGCGTTGCAAATAGTCTGCAAACACTTCGTTTTTGTCCTGTACTTTGAGGTGCGCGTCCATGAAGAGCAATTTTAAGGCTACGCCGCTAACCGCTCCTATACCTTTTACCGTATCAAATGAAATATCGGGCGTTTGCGTTATGGTGTAAATCATGCGCAGGAGCGTGTCTATTTCAAGTTTCACGCTTTCGGGTGCGTTCTGCCATGATAGGTAGGTTGCTTCCGCTCCGTCCTCGCCCTCAATAATGCCCCCAGCTTCTCCTTTACGGCAAAAACCTTTTATGCTGCCCTTTACAAATATCTTGGGGCTTGCGTGGTAGTCGTTGGTATCGGCAAAGTTGGAAAGCAGTTTTTCCAATCTATCTATAAGGCTTTGCACGTCCTCCCATTCTACTTGTGGCTGGCTGGCGTAAATCACGGGTATTTTGCCTATCGTGAGCTTCTTGGGGTAGCCTTCCACCATTTCCCAATTATTGCCGGAAGTGGCGGTTTCAAGCCCTTTGCACGTCCATAAGTAGTGGTTATCCTTGGTGTACGTTTCAAAGTAGGTGCGCGTAACGAGGTCGCGGTCTTTGCGCGTGAACTGACGCGAAAAAGCCACGAGGTCGCGTGCTTCGTCGAAGTATGGGTAAAGCCTATCGCCGAACATCGGGCTAAAGATGGCTACCTTGAACTTGATGTTTTTCTTGAAGCCGTAAAGTTCGTGCGTGTCCGTTTCCACAGGATACCAAAGTTCGGCTACCTCGGTAGTGCTGTAAAGGCTTCGCGCTACCCTGCGGTTAAGCGTGCCTTCCTTGACATCGTAGAAAACGCGCTTTATAGCGTTCAAAAGTGCCTTTTCCTTCTCGTCTGTCGGGTTGGCGTTGTAGGCTACCGGGTTGCCAAACGTGAAGGCTACCGCGCGTTTTGTGATGAGTTTCTGCATGCCTAACGCTATACGAGCTACCTTCTCAATCCTAAAGCCTTGTTCGGTTGTTTCCTCTACGTTGGGGTTGATGTTCTTAACCTCGCCGTACTCATCGCTGTCCTTATCCACTACTACCAACTTATCCGGGCGTTTTAGTGGGTCGTTGATGTCGTGCAGCTTGGGGTCGTACTGCGCGGCATACTGAATGGTATTAGGTTCGGGCGTGGTGCGTCCGTTCCTCAACTCGTTTATAGCTCCCGTAATCTCGCCTTCGCCTTTGGCTACCTTGGCTAAAAGTTCTTCTATTGTCATAATCGCTCTTTGTTATGTTATGGAAATATGTTGCTTAACTTCTGCGGCTTTCCGCTTCGCTTCTCTACTGTACCCGTTAAAGCGTCGGGCGCGTCATCGTGGGCGTTCTTGCCTACCTTCTTGTACTGCGTTATATCTTGGTGGAACTTCGGGTATAGGTGTTCCCAGCCTTTTGGAAAGTATGTTAGGTTCTGCACCTCTGCCGAATGGTTAAAGATGCGTTCGTCCTTGTTTAACGTTTGATGAAACCACGTTACGGCGGTCTTGCTGTTGCCCAATAATCGGCACTGCTTTTCAACGTTACGCGCAAAGCCGCGCCCCCCGTTGTTGCTCTCTACTATCGCTTTTTCCACTCCGTGCCGCGTGAGGAGCCGTGCTGTTTCCGGCTCTGTCGTTTCCATTGGTGCTTGGGTATAGTAAACGTCAAGTACGAAATTTCCTATTTCCGTTTCAACGTAAACAATAGTACAAAGGAAGTCCGCGCCCGTGTCTGCCGTGTCCGTGTATGACTTGGTAACGTGCTTCTTCGTAATTGGCAGTACTTCGTAGGTCTTGAACTCACGTTCATACATAAGTCCCGTTAATGGCTTCGGGTTCTGCATGTACTGCGTATCGAATACCCACGGGTTTTTATCTTTCAATTCGTGAAGCTCTTGCAGCGTGTGTTTGAACTCCCAAAGCGGTACTTCTTCGCCTTTCTCGTCTATCTCAATGACAGGAAGGCTTAATACTTCCCATTCGTCTGGCTCTAACTTTTGAAGGTAGCCGCAAAGGTCATCTTCGTCCAAACGCTGCATAATGATTATAATTGGCGTTTTGCGGCTATTCACGCGGTTGCGTATGGTCGTTTCAAACTTTTGGTTTACCTTGTCGCGTACTAACGCGCTTCGGGCATCGTCCGGCTTAATCGGGTCGTCTATGACTATCGCGCCGCCGAAGGCTTCACTTCCTACCGTTGCAAGTTCTTCTACCTCGGCGGCTAACTCTTCTTCGTCCTCCTTATCAACCAAACCAGCACCAAAGCCCGTTACCTGTCCGGCTGAACTCACGGCGTAAAGTCCGCCGCCTTCCGTAGTCCACCATTTGCGCGTGTTCACGCTGGTAGGCATCGTTCCCGGAAACAAACGGCGGTAGCTGCTTTCGCGTAAAATCTCCTGCACTCCTCGCGAGTTGTCGCGTGCCAAATCGTCGGAATACGAAAGATGTATAAACTTCGCCTTCGGGTTTATGGCTAAACCCATCGCTATGAAGTTCTTAACGGCTAACTCCGTCTTTCCGTAACGTGGGGCTATGTTGATAATAAGGCGCGTAGACTGACCGCGAAAAACCCTATCTAAGGCTTCCGCTATCTTAACGTGATGCTTGCCTACGGCAAACTTACGTTTGTACTTCTCCTTGAAGAAGTAGCGCGTAAAGTTTAGCGTTCCTTGCAGCGTCCACGTCTTTATAATATCTATGTCCCTTATATCCTCCACGTTTTAGTATTCCTTTTGTAGGTTCTCTAACAATTCCTTTGCTTCCTCCTTGGTAAGTGTCCGCGCTGGCATGAAGTCCGCGCCGTCCTTGCCCGTTATCTCCATGCGCTGTGTCGGCTTGCCGTGCTGACGTTCGCGCAGCTTGTCTAACGTTGTTGTCTTGCCGTTCTTCATGTCTGAAAGTACGGCTATCGCCAGCCCCTTGGGGTATGCTGGCGCGTCGCTCCACTTGGCTAATACCTTCAAATCCTCTGCGGAAAGCGTAAGTATTACCGCTTCCCATTCGTTAATCTCGGCTGCTGTCAAGCAATAGAATTTCTTTGCCTTCGCCTTGCTGCCGAATATCTTAACGAGGTTGTCGGGTACGCGGTTCTTCGGTCGCCCTTTCGGGTTGCCGCTCTGTCCGGGCTTGAATTGGTATTGCTCAATATCTTTAGCTGCCATCTGTGCTGTTATTTTTTGTTTTCGTTGCTGTTCTTTGTTTCGTTGGCACAATTACCCAAATACTGCGCTTTCTCGCCCGTGTACTCCTCCCAACGTTTAATAATCACGTCTATATAGCAGGGGTCTAACTCAATGGAATAGCAAACACGCCCTAACTGCTCCGCAGCCATTAGCGTGCTGCCGCTTCCTCCGAATAGGTCTAACACAACTTCGCCCGGTCGCGTGCTGTTGCGTATAAGTCGCCCCATGAGCTTTAACGGCTTCATCGTCGGGTGGTCTGCGCTTCTTAGCGGTTTGTCCTCGCGTATGACTGTGGAAGGAAGGGCGCAAACCTTCTGTAACAACTCCTTCAGCTCGGCTTTCGTCATGCTGTCGAAGTCGGGCGTTTCGTCCTCAAATACGGTGCGCTGGCTGCGGTTGTCTATAAAATAGTGTCCGGCTCCCGGCTTCCAACCGTAACAGCAGGGTTCGTGCTGCCATTGGTAGTCCTGCCTTCCTAAAACTATATTGTTCTTTACCCAAATGAGCATTTGCTTCAACTCCCAGCCTACGTTCTTTATCGCGGTCTTGAAGTTAAGCCCTTCCGTTCCTGCGTGCCAAATGTAAAACGCGCCCCCTTGCTTTAGGTGGCGGTTCGCGTTGCTGAAAGCTGCCGTTAGAAACTCTTGAAACTGGCTATCTTCCATTTTGTCGTTGGCGATGTCCTTCTGTATGCGGTTGCCTTTGTCTGCCGCGTTTAACGCTTCGTTCTTGCTGGAATAGTCCACGTTATAGGGTGGGTCTGTCAGCAACAAATCTACTTTGCTATCGCCTACAAGCAAGTCCACTACGTCGGCGTTGGTGCTGTCTGCACAGATAAGGCGGTGTTTGCCCAAAGCGTAAATGTCGCCTAACTTCGCGGTCGGCTTGGCTGGCATGTGCTCATCTACGCTAAAGTTATCTTCTTGCGCTTCTTCCTCTGTACTTACTTTCTCCAACTCCGGCACGTCCACGCCCCACAGCGTAAGGTCGGACGCATCCCACTCGTTAGCCAAATCTTCAAAATTCCACTCGCCAAAGCCGCTATTATCCTTTATGACAATAGCGCGTAACTTTTCGGGCGGCGTGCTTTCGGGCAGGAACTTTACAATAGCTTCGGTATAGCCCAATTCTTTTAAGGCACGGTAGCGCATGTTACCGCCGATGATGATGTTCTTGCCGTTGTACTTGTAAAGTAGTATTTCGCGAAGTCCCAACATTTCCGGGTCTTCCTCTATGCTGCGTTTAAGAAGGGAAAATTTGCCGTCTTGAATACTGCGAGGGTTCTTCGGTACTCCCGGTATCTGCCCTTTGTTGGGCGTGATGCTTGAAAGTGCTACTACCTCGCTTTGCACCATGTCGACTGTGTTCGCCTTCCTTTCGGGAGCTGCGCTCTTGCTGGTGTCTTTTTTCTTTGCCATAACTTTTGCTTTGAAGGAAAGCCGCGCTTTAGGTACTCACGCCTTGCGCGGCTCTCGTTGTTAGTTGCTAAAATGGTGCTTCCTCTCCCGATGGCATTGACCACGGTAGGACGGTTCTACGGCTTGCCGCCGTACTTGCAGAAATCTTGCTACCTCCGCTTCTGCTCTCGCTTCCACTTGCCATAATGTTTCGTTTTTAATCGTTAAACCTTTTCTTTACTAACTCACTCCATAAGGAAGTGCCGCGTATTGGCTTCCTTATTGTTGCGTACTTCTCCACGATCCGGCTAAAATGTTCGTCGTAGAAGTCGTATAATTCGGGGTTCTCCTCTATTGTGAACTGCTCTATATTGCCGCTACTGCGTAAGTTCGCGCTTCCGTGAATGACTATCTTACGCCCTCCGAGCGTTTCAAACTGCGCGGTTTTTGTGTGAACTGATGCTACTGAAAGCTGGAACTTATTGCCGAAATCAAGTTTACGGTATATGTAGGGGATAAGGCTTCTTATCTCGTTGCCCCAAAAGTAAACGCTTACTACGAGGTTCAATTCGTCTATATACCCGTTTGCAAGAAGATTGTAAAGGCTATCTACGTTATTCTGACTTAGTGATAGCGTGCTTATAGTCATCTTCCTGCACTTGGCGTTATTGCCAACTATATACGCTTCTATGAAATCGCCGAATATGAAATTACCGCTAACAAACACGTCGGCGCGTTCTCCAAAACCTAAGCGTAGTTCCTGCGCCAGCTTTACCGCGTTGTCGTATAGAACGTAATCGCTTTTTAAGTCGTAAACCTTTGGCTTGGTATAGCGCGTTTCTTCGTCGTAGCCGTCGTTCAACACATCGAACAGCGACAAATCCAAATCGGGTATTTCTATATTCCCGAAATCGCTAACGTGAAGGTCGCTTTTGTCTGTATTTCTTTTCTTTCGTGCCATGTCGTTATCGTTTAATTAAAAAGGGCGCGGTTTGGTCGCCGCGCCCTTCCGCTCCGGCTGTTGCCGTTGCTCTTCAGCTATATGATGCTTTCTGCAAAGCCAAACTTAAAAGTAAACCAACATTATGAAGGCTTGCACCAACAAAGAAAGGACTACCGAAAACAAGATGAAGGATACCGCGCCTACTATCGTATAGGCGAAATCGGCAAATTCGGGCGTTCCCTTCTTGGTTATGTAGTCGCGTGCTTCCTTTCCTGCAGCTGCTATGGCGGCTACTGCAAAGCCAATAAGGTAGCCACAAAGGAGGCTTACTATGGCGCAAATCGCGAAGCCAGCCGCGAAGTGCTTCTTTTTGTCTGTCGGTATGCGGCTTATAAAGCCTTTAACCTTTTCCTTGAATGTCTGAATACTCATGCGTATAAATTTTATGCAAAGATAAAGGGTTAAACGTATTAGTTTGATACGTTTAACCCTAAAACACTTCGCCAACATTTCGCCTATTACCGCTTTTTCGGTCGTAAGTAGTTGGTTACTTCGTTCCTAAACTCGTCAAAGCTGCGTATAACGGTGTATTTGTTTCCAGCCGTTTCCGCTGCCTTCTGCCATGCCTTCTGCGTGTCCTGCTGTCTGCCCGTCTGTGTCTTGAACTCCAAACAAAGCGAAGCGTAGCCACTTGAAGGAATAAGCAGGATAACGTCGGCTACTCCTGCCGTTACTCCCTCTGCTTTCATGATGCTGGCTTCGCGCTTGTTTCTCGCTCCTCCGTTTGGTACTGCAAAACAAAGCAGGGCGTACTGTGGGTATTGAAGTCTAAACCAACGTAGGCAGCTACGCTGTATTTGGCTTTCTTCGTGCTTTGGCTTGGCTTTCTCTGCCTTCGCGTTAGCTATCGCCTTTAACTCCTCAAACGTCATGGCTATCTTATTTGTTCGCCCGGTTTAAGCGGTCGCCAGCAGTCCGTTCGGTCTATCTGCCTTGTTTCGCCGTTGTACTTGTATTCTGTACACAATTCCCAACGGTTGAGCATGGTGTTGAAGCAGTAAAGCCTTACTTCTCGGTCTTTGTGCTGTCTTGCCCGTCCTCTCGCTATGATGTGGGCTTGCGACATCGTTAGCTCCATGCGCTCCGGCTCGTAGTCCGTTCCGCTGATTGGTATCTTGAAGTTATGTTTTTCGTTCATCGCTCTTGCTGTTATGTTGTGTAAAAGCCATCGCCGAATAGTGAAGGCTGGTTCTTGCGTTCCTCCTCCGCTAATACGGCTTCTACTCGCTTAATCTCGTCGTCTATCTCGCGTTCCAGCCGTTTGGAAGTCTGCAAATATGCTGAACTGCGAAACTTAAAGTAGTCCTTTTGCGCCTTGCGCATGGCTACTACCTTGTCGTAAAATTCTTTATGGTTCATGGCGTTATACTTGCAATCTGTTTGCCGCCACGGAACAAAGCCGCGCTATAAACTACGTCTTTAGCTGGTGCGTCGCGGTATGGCTCTACGTCCTTATCCGTTACAGGCTTGCCGTTGCGGTAAATCGTGAAGCTAATACTTTTGCAAAGTTTGCCCGTTATCTTAGGCTTTGCGTTGCTTGGAAGTTCGGCTTTAAAGTCTTGTTTAGATGATTTTAGCGTATCGAAGATTAAGCCTTCCGTAATCTGTACTTTATATTTCAATTCCATAAGCGTGGCTTAAAATGGTAAATCGTCGTTCTTTTCGCTCGCTGGTGCTGCCGTTGCTCCGTATGGAGGTTGCGCTGGCTGTGCTTGTGGCTGTGCCGTTGCTGTCGGCTGTTGTGCGCTGGCGTTTCCGTCTGTCTGCGTCTTGCTGCCGCCGCTAAGTAGCTGCAATTCCCGGACGTGGCAGTTAATGCCCACTTGTGCGCCGTTGGCGTTCGTGAAAATCTTTGTAGAAAGGTCGCCACGGATGAAAACTTGTGTACCCTTCTTTAGGTAGGTTGCTAACGCTCCTTCGCCTAACTTCAGACAACTTACCCACGTTGTACGGCTTACTACCGTGCCGTTCGCGTCCTTGTGGCGGTCTGCTGCTGCCACGTTGAAGGAAATGTAACGCTTCCCGTTGAACTCCTTAATTTCTGCGTCGTTTCCTAAGAAACCGCATGTTTCCATTACTAACATAATCGTTTGTTTTAATTGGTTATTTTTATGTTTACTGCTTCAAATAGCTAAAAATATGCTTTATTACTTCCACCGTCCACCCGTTACCGAGCATCTTGTAGGTCTGCGTTTCTGAACACTGCCAAACGTACCACGATGGAATAGTTTGTAGGCGGCTGCACTCTAACGGGGTTAAGCGGCGTATAATTTTACCCCCCCCGAATACGTTTATAGTGTTACCTGCGTGTCCGTGCATTAACGCCGGGCTTTTGCCCTCTGTGTCGTAAATGCGGTTTTGCTGGTATGGCTGTTGCCCTGCGCTCTCCTTGCTTTGGTTAAGCTGCCTTACTCAGTTACGCTCTACGACTAAGTTGTTTTGCTCCCATGCATTAGCGGTTAAAGTTGGGGCTGTACCCTCGATGAAACCGCCTTTGTTTTCTCCGCGTGGTCGCTGGTATATTCCATACTGTGGAACTTGCACCAAATCGCGCATCATCTTGTCGCCTACGGTTAGGCTACAACTCTTGTTTTGTGGCTTGCGTATGTCTATGCCGAAACCGTTGCCTTTTTCCTTCTGCCTTTGTAGGTGCTGGAGCATGTTGTTTATAACCTTTTCGCTTAGGTAGTATTTCGTATCTACTTCCGTTTCTAAGATGTCCTTTAATAGCAGCCCTTTGTCCTTTGGCTGTGGAATATCCGTATAGACTTCGCTAAACAGCCCTTCGGTGCGTGTCCGTATGTTCGTCCAATATAAGCGGATGCGGTTCTGTGCGCTGACCAAAGAACTATTTATACAAACTGGGAATAACCCCAATTCGTTTGTTATAACCATTTCGTATTCTTTGCGCATCCTCACGTTTTCAAGCATGAATTTTATGTTAGGGTTCTTCGCCCTCAACTCCTTCAGTATTCTGACGTATTCAAAGAATAGCTTACTTCGTGGGTCTTTGAAATTAAGTTGTTTGCCTGCAAAACTGAAACCTTGGCACGGCGAGCCGCCTACAAGCAAATCAATTTTAGGAAGGGCGTACCCATCCACTTGGGTAACGTCCCCCAACTGTATGGTATCGGGAAAATTGAGCCGCGTCTGCGCTATCGCGTATTTGTCTATTTCGGAAGCAAAGTATTTATCTACCTTTATCCCCAATTCTTTTAACGCAATTCTCGCGCATGACATCCCGTCAAAAAGGCTTAGTACGTTCATATAGCTGAATGTTCGTTTATATCGTTATATCCGTCGGCGTGCTCAGTTTCTCGCTTAGAAGTGTGGCTACCTTCTCGGCGGCTGCTCTGAACTCCCGGTTATACTTGTATTCTGTATCGTAATTCCGCAAATAGTAACTTATCGTACTTTTGTCGTGGTTCGTTTCCTCGGCTATGCGGTGCGTGTATTCTCCGCGCTTCTTGCAATGGTGCGCGTATATCATCCGGGCGTAGACGTGCCAACGGTTACGGCTGTCCTCCGCTATCGTCTTGAAGTTTACACCCATCGCCGTAATAATGGCGGCTTTTATGTCGCGGTGCTTTGGCGTTCGCTCGTACTCAACTATCAGCCCCAAACCTTCCGCTATATCGTGTTCTATGGTCGCGCCTATACTCTGTTCCCAATTTGAAAGCATGTATATAGCGTTGCAATCAAGCAACAGCCGTATATCTACTTTCATCTGTTCTTTCCAATGTGCCGACGGCACAACGTGGCGAAGTGGGTTTACAACATCGAAGCCCTGCGCGGTAAGGAGTTCTTCTGCCTTGCCAAACCTCGCGGCGTACTCCGAAGGCTGTAACCCCGTTATCTTGCCACTTATGTAGTACTTTATCTTTCCCATGTACTGTTGCTTGTTATTTTCTGTATTTTTGCCTTTTAAGGCGTTTTTCTCGTTTCCGCGTTCACTTTATCGCCTTGCGTGTTGAAATGCCGACAAACACGCTTATTTGCACCCCTGCGCTACTTCTGTGCGTTTGGTTCTGCAGGTATTGTCGGCAAAGTTTCAAGTCTTGGGCGGTAGCTCTTGTTTTCAAAGCCTATCAAGTCGAACATTTCTATAAACCTGTCGGCTATTCGCTCACCGTATCGCTTTTCTATATCCTCGTCGCCTATCAAGTTGGAGGTTATTATCGTGAATAGCTGGTTATCGTAGCGGTAGTAAAGCAAATCTACCAACGGACTAACCTCGTTACCCCAAACTTTTAGGCTTGCTGGTTCTATACCTACGTCGTCAATGTAGAGCAGTTCGGTAGTTTTCATTCGGTTTAGAAGGTCTTGCTTCTCGCCCCTTGCCGCTTCTGTTAGTGATGAAGCTGGAATAACTACTACGCCCTTGCGCTCGTTCATGTATGGGCTATCGTATAAAAGCCCTATAAGCTGCGCTATTGCCTTGGCTAACGTGGTTTTTCCGTTTCCCGGCTCTCCGTAAAGGAATAACCCCGGCTTCGGGCTTGCGCCCAACAGCCAACGGGCGGCGCGTCTGATGTGGTCTATCGTGGCTTCGTCCCTCTTTAGAACGTGTCCGCGCTTCTCCACTTGGTAGCGGTAACACTCGTATAGCATGTTCGGTATATCCTCCGTGTACTTATCTACCTTAAATCGTGCTGCGGAGGTGCTTTTTCTTCTTAGGAGTTTCGCAAACGCCGTTAAATCTATCCTTTGCGGCTGCTGTGTCTGCTGGTTGCTTTTGCTTTCTGCCATCTTCTTTAAGTTTTAAGTTATACCTTACCCGTAATTGGTTCACTAAGTGCCGCGCCTTGTCGCTGTAATCTTGGTGTCGTGCCTTGGTCAGCCGCCACTCGGCTACAACCTCTTCGGCTTCCTTGCGTAGCGCTTCGGGCGTTGTGTGTAGCTGCATGCAAATAACCTCAATGTTTGAACGGTTGGTTTCCTTGAAGAACTCGTTTAAGAAGGCTTCGTAATCTTCTGCTTCGCTTTCTTCTTCCTGCGCTCCGTCCTCGCTCTCGCGCGTGTGCGCGTTATCAACATCAACAACAGTATTATTATCTGATATTGATATAGATATAAGGTCGTTTTTGCTTGTTTCGCTTTGTTTCGTATCTTCGTCAAGTTGTTCTAAGTTGTCTTTGCTTGTTCCAACTTGTTTTACCTTGTTTTTAGTTGTTTTAGGTTGTTTTTCTTCGCTGTCTTTTCCTTTTTTGGCGTTGCTGTTTCCTTTTGGTGCACCGCCTTTCTTACCGCGTTCTACATAGCTTTCGTATCTCTTTACGTTGAAGTCTATTTGCGGTTTGAAGGAAAGGAAAAGAGCAAGTATGATAGGGTCGGCTTCGTCTGCTGGCTCTTCCCTGTCGAAAGCGTATGCGTAAACCATTTGCGAAACTTTCTTATATGTTTCGGCTGGTAATACGGCTAACGCTTCTATTATGTTGCGGAACATTACTATACTATCTTGACTCATATAACTGATGCTTTAATAGGGACGCGCCCCGAAGGTCGCGCCCCGGCTTGTGGTTACTTACTCTTATACCTCCTGTTCTCTGTATGCCAAACAAAAGGCTTTATCTACAATGGCGTTGCAAGCGAATGGCGAAGCCGAAAGGATGGAAAGGTCTATTACCTTGCGTTCGTCCCCGTCGCGTTCTGTGCGCTCCTTTACCTTGGCGTTTATCCACGCTGTTATAACCACTTTCGCGGTATCTACGTCTTTCGTGCGTACAATGAAGTCGTAGGGCTTCTTTTCGGGTTCTTCCTCATTCTCGGTGCTTATCGCTACTTCGGCTTCAACCTTGTAGTACTTGGTATCGTCGCGCGTTTCCTCGCCGTTGTCGGGTTCTGCGCCTTCCTCGTTTGCTCCCTCCTTGGCTTCTACGGACTTGCGTAGGCGGTCGTTAAGAATAACTACGTTATCCATCAGCTTTATGTCCGTTATGTCGAACGAATTTCTAAAGTTAAGTTCGATGTAGTCCGTCGCTACCTCTATCGCCTTTGCCGCGTCTTGCGCTTGCAGTATGAAGGTACGGCGTTTCGTTCCAATTCTCGCGCTTACCTTGAACGGGTATAACCCGGTACGCTGGTTTGGTGCTGCTAATCTGCGCTGGTTGCTTACCTCTACGTCCTTTATCTCCTCTGCTTGGATGCTAAAGTTTATTTGCTGCGCTAAATCATCGTCTATGTAGCTGCCGCGTTCAAACAGGATTTCGTTACGCTCAATGGTTACAACCTCGCCCGTACTCTCGTCTATAAAATCTTCGTTCCACGTCTTTAGCACGTTGGAAGCTAAGAATTTCCCCACGATCCGGCGAATGTCTGACGTTCTAAAACGTACTTCGTCTTTTCTCGTCTGTGTGTTTTCGGGCTGTATCATATCTTCTCAATTAAAATTTGTGCGTAAAGGTCGGTAAATGTGCGCCCGGCGTAGCGTGCCGTTTCGCGGTCGTGGAAGCAAAGCCGAGAGCCGAAGTGCGCAGACGTAGACGTAGCCGCGCGAAGCGTATACGCGTACGAAAGCCCGGCAGACGCGCCGTAAGTGCCTTCTGTCTGAACCTCGCTTACCTCAATGTAGAACCACGGGTAAAACTTGTATTCGTCGGTATCTGCCCAGTTGGGTTTCCAACCTTCGTTAAGTGCTTCGGTTATGGTTTCAAGCTGACGGCGTGCTATCTCGTCCGGGCGGAAGCCCTGCGCCTTCATGCTGTCCTCGTCCATCGGCTCAATGCCCAAAACCTTGCAAGCGTCGGCGTAGCTCTTTACGCGGTTTGTGATGTCCTCGTACTCACGTTCTTCTATGCGGAAGTTGAAAACGCTAACGCTATCTTCTTCCACCATGTCCATTACTTTCTCCTGCGCGTCTGCTTTGCTGTCGTAACGTCCTACAAGTGTTTCGTTACCGCCGTTTTTTACAAATAGAAAAATCTTCTTCATGTCGTTGTCGTTTATTTGAATGTTAGAAAATGCTCCCTTCTTGGGGCTTGTGCGCGTCCTCAAAGAGGATGCGTCTTTGCCTTGCTATGGCTAAACGTACTTCCTTAATGGCGTTCTCGCGTCCTAATAGGCTTTCTTCGTAGTCCAATAGTTCCGCTTCGTTCTCCGCTAAGAAGTAGCCGCCCGACGTGGCTATTAGTCCGGGTAAAATGTCCGTTGTGCGAATGTGGTTTATTAGCTTACGGCATCGCGCTTCGTCTATCTTGTACCCTGCAACACTCAACCGCATAACTATCGTTCGGTTGGTTACTGCGTTCTTCTTGCCTTGCTTGGTCTTTAGTCCTTGCAATATGACGGGCAGCAGTACGTTCTCTTCGTACTCGCTTAGTGGCTGCGTTTGTTGGTCAAATCCTTTTATCATGACTAAAACGGGCTTTTGTTGAACTCGATTTTTAATCCGGGCTTCGCGGTATATACCGTTTTGTGCGTTGCCCTCTGTATGCCTTCACGAAAAGCCGTAGGGTCGCCGTTCCCTTCGCTTATATGGATTAGTACGATGTTGTTTACCGCTGTTAGGTCGTTTGCCCTCAATGCGTCCAAACAAGTATAGTAGCTTAGATGGCTTCTTCGTACTCGCTCCTGCAAAGTTGCTGGAATGTCGCCGCTTTCAACTCTCCGCGCCAATATCTCCGGGTCGTAGTTGCATTCTATAAGGATGTTGTTCAACCCTTTGAACTTGCACGGCAAATAGAATGTGTCGGTAGCGAATAAAACGCCCCCGGTTTCCTCGTGCCAAATGTAAAAGCCGAGTGGTTCTGCCGCGTCGTGCTTTGTTGCAAATGGAATAACCCGAAAGTTGCCCAACGTAAGCGGAAGGTAGCCGTTCCCGTCCTCCGTCTGCCGTATTGCTGTGGGTTTCCAACTTGTGCGTATCTTGGCGTTCTCTATCGTGCCTTGTGAAGCGTAAACAGGTAGGGCGTACTTTAAGAACTCGTTTATTCGCCCAGCGTGGTCGCCGTGTTCGTGGGTTATCAGACAGCCTACTACCTTGTTTACTTGACCTTCCAAAGCTGCCAGCACTTGCTTGAATGGCTTTCCGGCTTCGAGCAGGAGGGCTTCGCGTTCGTTCTGCAAAACGTATGCGTTACCCTCACTGCTTGACCCGATAACGGTTAGCTCCATCTTAGAAGGCTGGTTTGTTAGCGTTGTACGTTGGGGCTGCTGGCTGTGCCGTTGGCTGCACTGGTATCGGCTGCGGTTGCTGTGGTGCCGGCTGTGGCTGAACTACTGCCGCCGCGTTGGGGTCTATTCCAATAGTCGCGCCCGTGTTGGCTTCCTGCCTAATCTCCACGGCTACCGCATCTACTACTTGGGTGCTGGTTTCGTCGCCGTCCCCGAAGTCTGACCCCGTTATATACTCGTAGAGTGCCTTCTTCGCCTTGCGCTCTGCCTTGCCGCGTATTTGGTCGTTGCTGCTGTAATCGTTCTTCACTACCGACACGTTAAGCGTAAAGGAGTTTTTCTCGCCGTTGTGTGAAAAACTAATCTTGCATGCAAGCTCCGCGTACTGTGGGTTTTGGCTTTTGTCCTGCCCAATCTCAATAACGTAGCGTACCCCCAACTTTTTAAGAAGGGCTGTATAGCCTTCCTTTGTCGGGTACATTCTTTCGGCGAGGATGTTGAATTGGTTGCCCGTTGGAAGCAAACCAATAATAACCGCGTCGATGATGCAGTCGCGTACTACGTCCCGGCTGTAAAGCGGCTTAACGTTACCGCGTTTGTCGGGCTTGCCCGTGCGGTCTGTCATGAAGCCTATCTTTGTGTTCATGAGGGGCATGAAAACTTTGTCCATTACCTCCTCTGTCAATGCTTCGCGAAGAAGGGTTACTACTCCTACGGCGTTGAACGCTGCCGCTACGTTGCCAACTATCTCTAACGTTGTCGCTTCTTGGCAAGCTAAAGCGAACTTTTCCTTAGCGGCTTCGATGGTCGCTGGTAATCTTGTACACATGGCTTTTATCTGTTTGTTACTGTAAAATCTTCTGTCGAAACCACCAACTTTACAAGCTGGCTGTTTACCGGGATAAACTCGTTCACGCTCTCGGCGTTGTCTATGAATATCGGTGCGCTTACTCCGTGGAAGGCGCAAAGGGTGTTAATCACGTCCAGCCCTGCGTTTACCTTCCCTGCTGTGTTCTTGTCGGCGTACCTTACACCGTCTATGTAGCAAACGCAGTCGGGTACTTGCTTCGCGTCCTCTATCTGCGTGCGATACATCTTGAACTGAACACGGCTAAACAAAGCGTTTACGCGGCGTTCTACCTCGTTCATCCTTGCCGTTGTGAACTCGTCTATAAGCGTTTCTTCGTTCTGAAGGTCTGCTTTCTCCTGCGCCAACTTTGCGGCTTCCTCGCGAAGTTTCGCTACCTCCGCGTTGTTGGTTTCTATGGTTGTGCGTACTCCGAGCAAACGTTCCACGTCTTTAAGCTGCGCGGTTATACTCTCTTTGCGCTGGCGTAGCTCTGCCGTGTTGCTTGCGCTGGTTGTGTCAGCGGTTGGAAGCTGCGCGGTAAGGCTTGTAATCTCGCCTTGTAGCTTTACCCACTCGGACAGCGTTTCGGGCTTGATGTCCGGCTCTGTGCTTACTCTCGGGCTTTCTGCAAGAGTCTTGTTAAGAAGGGCGCGGCGTTTGGTTATGTCTGTTGTTTCCGTGCTGTACTTCGCTTCCAACGTTGCAAGCTCGCCGTTAAGTCGGCTTATCTCGGCTTCCTGCTGCTCTATCTGCGTAGTTAGTCCCTTGCCTTTCTCGTTGATGGTGTTAAGGCGTTTTTCTTTATCCTCGCCAAACTTTACCCTTGCGGCTTCGCGGTTCTCATTGTAAGCCGCCTTCGCTTTCTCGTCCTTGCAACAGATGTTGAACAAAGGGCAAACGAGGTCTTCTGCTTCTCCGCTGAACTCTTCGGCGTTCACCTTGTACCAACTTTCGCGTAATGCGTCCTGCTGGCTCTTGGTTTCGTCCGTGTAACGCTGTACTTGCTGGATGCGTGTCTGTATTCTTGCCTTGTCGCTGGAATAAGCGGTTTCTACGCTTCTTGCTTGCGCGTCCAATGTCTGCATATCACGGGCAGCGTTATTGTAGGCTTCGTTCGTCTTGTAGGCTTGGTTACGCGCTGCTTCCTTGGCTTCAAAGAATACTTTTTGCTGGGCGGTCTTGCGCTCGTTGATTTGCTGCTGTATCTTTGCCGCGTTCTCGTAGGCTATGCGGTTGGCTTCTGCTGCCGACGATGCCGCCGTGTCAATCTCTGAAAGCTCGCCTTCCAAACGTGCTTTGTCGGCTTCCAAAGCTGCGTAGTCGGGTGCTGTCGGTGTTACTCTCGTTATTGCGTCTATGGCTGTGGGTATCTTCTCCAGCCTGTCGCTTATCTTGTTTTTCTGTACCGCTACTTCGCGCTTGTAGTCCTCCAGTGTCTTGCCTGTCACTCTTGCAAGAAGGGCGGCAAACTCGGCGTTATCTTTCGCTACGTCGGCTTCGCTTACGTCCCCTGCTATCTGTAAGAGCATTTCGCGCTGTGCCTTCCAATGAAGGGTAAGGAAATAGTAAGGGTCGGTTATTACCTTAAACACGGCTTCGGGGATGATGTTGTTAATACGCTTGTCGTACTCTGCCTTTGTTTTCAATGGCACGCCGTTACAGAAGTAGTCGGTATGGTGTCCTTTCAGTACGCGCTCCGTTTCGCCGTTTGGTACTTTCCATTCCTCAACCAATACGCGGCGGAACTCCACGGTATCAACCGCGCCCGTTTCGGTGTCTATTACCTCAAACATTCCGCTTACTTCGTGTTCAAGGTCTGGAATAAAGTTGCCGTTAGCGTCGTTGGTCTTGATGCCAAACTTGCTATCGGTGTTGCCCTCGCTGTCTTTGCCCCACAGGAGCCAGCTGAAAGCGTCCTTAATGGTTGTCTTACCCGTGCCGTTGCGTCCGCTGATGGTAGTCGCGTCCTCGCTGAACTCTACCGTTACGTTGCGTAAGCCCTTGAAGTTGCAAAGGGTCAAACGCTTAATTTTTACTTGCTTGCTCATATAGCTTTGTTGTTATGG